GAGGACCTGTCCGCGCCACTGGATTTCGATGAGATCCTGCCTGGCAAGTACCGCGGCCTGATCGTGCTGGACCGCTGGAGCGGCGTGTACCCCGATTCGCAACTGGTGACGGACATCAACAACCCTGTCGAGTTCGGGCAGCCGATGTTCTACAAGTGCGACCTGCAAGAGAATGGCCGGAGCGTCTTGGTTCACCATTCGCGGCTGTTGCGGTTCATCGGCCGGGATCTACCTTCCTGGGAAAAGCAGGTTCAGCTTTATTGGGGGATGAGCGAACTGGAGCTCGTCTTCGATGAGCTTCGCAAGCGCGATTACACCGACTGGAACATCGTAAGCCTGATCAGCCGGGCGCAAATCATGGTTCTGAAGGAGCCGGAACTTGCGCCGATGCTGTCCGGATTGGGCGCAAGCCAGAAGATGCTGGAGCAGTACGTCGCGCGGCTGCAAGCGATGAGCGATTCGATGAGCAACCAAGGCTTGCTCACCCTCGGTAAAGACGGCTCGCTCGAAAACAAACAGTTCGGATTCTCCGGTCTCGAAGGCGTGCTGAATCTGTTTTTGCTGAATATCTCCGGTGCCTCGGAGATCCCCGTGTCGCGGCTGTTTGGCCGCACCATCACCGGGCTCGGGCAGAGTGGCGAGGGCGACCTCCAGATTTACTACGACGCCGCCGATCAGAAGCGCCAGCGCGAACTAGGGCCACAGATTGACAAGCTCTATCGCGTGATCGCAGCGAGCACATGGGGTGAGGTTCCCGACGATCTGGACTACACCTTCCCGCCGATCCGCACGATGACGGATAAGGACCGGTCGGATTTGGCGAAGACGAACGGGGAGACCATCATCGGCGCGTTTAACGCCGGACTCATCGGGCGCCAGACCGCTCTCAAAGAACTAAAGCAGCTTTCCGAGACCACTGAGATTTTCTCCAACATCACCGACGAAATGATCGAAGCAGCGAGCGACGACGTTGAGCCGGGCGACGTTCCCATGAAGACGGGAGAGGGCGAAGATCCTCTCATGCGCGGCGAACTGCCGGTTGCGAAAGACTCTGCGTTCGCGGCGTAGACACCAATGCCAAAACTCGCATACTACGCGTCGCAGATTGCGCCGGACAAGCCGCATCAGTTCGTCACGCAGGAAGGGTATCGGCTATTCACCTCCGTTCCAATTTGCCGGACGGGATCGCAGGAATATCTGGGCCGCGAACTGAAAGGGCACCCCGACTACGATCCTTCCTGGGATATCGGTGATGACGAAATCGTTCAGGTGTACCGACCGTTGGATGTAGTGACGGCACGCGAAACTCTGGCTTCATTCGAGGGCAAGAGCGTGGTTGACGGCCATCCGCCATCGGACGTGGGAGTGGTTACCGCCGAAAACGAAGACGAATACGGCCGCGGCCACGCACAGAATGTTCGCGTGGGGCCGGTCTTCGCAGATGGCGATGCCGAGGGCGAAACACCTCTACTGGCCGACCTGTGGGTGAAGCACCAGCCGCTCAATGACAAGATCGACGGCGGCACGCGCGATATATCGTGCGGCTACATTTTCAACATGACGCGCGGCGAAGACGGCCGCCTCGTTATGACCAAGATCCTCGGCAATCACATCGCTGTGGTGGCCAAGGGGCGCGCGGGACCGGAAGTCGCGATTCAGGACTCCGCCGCGCAAATCCAAACGCAAAAGATCCGGCCAGTACCGGAAAAAAAGGAGAAACCCATGAAGGATAGCAAGAGCCGATGGGGCCGGATTCTGAAGTTTCTGGCTGCCACGGATGCCGAGCCCGAAGATATGGAAGCGGTAGCGAAAGCTGCCAAGGACGCCGACGAAAGCGAAGCGGAGAAAAAGAAGGACGGCGTGAATTACGACGTCGATTTCTATTGGGACGCCGCCAATCAGAAGGCCGTGCCGATTCGTGGCAGCAAAGGCTACAGCAAGAAAAAGGCGGGCGATGCCGACCCGATGGAGGGAGAAAACGAACTCCACCCGAAACTTGCCACGGCCTGCGATGACATCTCGGCGATCAAGGAACACCTGGGAGTCGGCAAAGAGAAGGTTCAGGACCCCGCCGAAACCACCGGCGACGCGGACGTTCTCGACCTCGAAGCCCGCGAGCAGGGCGCAACCGAACTTCCCAAGCAGATCGCGGACAGCGCGGAGTTCCTGACTGCGGTTCGCCCGCTGGTCGCCGCGAAGAAAGACAAGAAAATCACGGACCTGTTCAACGCTCAGGTGAAGGCGACCAAGGCCGCGACGGTCGCGCATGACAGCGCGTACGCCGGCCTAGCGACCCCCGCCAACCCGAACCCCGGCCAAGCTGCGGTTGACGAAGTGGACCCGAGCACATTCTTCGCTGGCGTTCCGTACGCGGAAGGCCTGCGCCGCCTCAACGAGCACAAATCCAAGAAAGGGGGCAAATAACTCATGCCCGCAAAAGTCATTCCCGTAACTGGACTGAACCTCGGCCCTGTCGGGTCGGTTTCGCAGTCCGATTTCCCGCTGCGTACCCCTCGTCAGGTCAAATCCACCGACACCAAGAGCGTCGCTTTCGGTGAGCCTGTCGTGCTGAACAGCGACAACACGTATTCGAGCGTGGCGCAGACTTTGGCCAATGCCGCGGGCAGCATCTCAGCGGCTTCCGCTCTCGGCATTGCCGTGGCGAACACGCGCACCAATCCTACGTTCCCGATGGCCGGAAGCCTCGGCGTTGTCACCCCCGGAGGCTCGTATGCTCCGGCGACAATCGCCGATGTGCTGACTCAGGGGACCGTCAACATCCAGGTCAACAACGGAACCCCAACGGCTGGCGGCGCGGTTTTCATCCGCCTCGTGGCGAACGCCTCCATCCCGGCTGGTATCGTCGGCATGCTCGAAGCGGTTGCTGACACCGTAGCCACGACCGGCACGGCAAGCAGCGGCAGCACGGCTCTGACGGTCGCCTCGGGTACCGGCATCGCTGTCGGTCAGCTTGTCACCGGCGCTGGCATCGCTGCCGGCACGTACGTTGCGGCCGTTTCCGGCACGAGCGTGACGCTTTCAGCGAACACGACGGCCGCCCTTTCCTCCACTGCGGTCACATTCGCCAACACCGTCGTGGTCAACTGCATGAAATTCAAAACCGGCGTGCTTGGCAGCGACGGCACGGCTCAGGTGACGATCCCCACGCGGGTGATGGTGTAAGCCGCGCGGCAGAAAAGGAGATTAGACGAACATGTTTCCCACCCTCACCCCTCAGCAGTACCAGCAAAACCTCGCACGCCTCCGCTCCGGAATGTCTCTCGACGCCGCGGCGGAAGCGTCCACCGGCCAGGTGTTTCTCCAGTCGGAACTGACGCGCATCGATCCGTCGCTGCGCATGCCGCTGGAGAATTACACGCACTACCGTGACATTCCGATGACCACCGGCGGAGGCTGGATGGACTACGAAGTCGCGCGCAACGTGGACTTCCGCGGCCCGCAGGACGGCAGCACCGGCACCGACTCGAATGACGTTCGCGTCATCGAGTACAACACTGATCAGGATGTCTGGCCGACCCTGCCTTACCAGGTGAACGTCCGCATCCCGCTCATCGAATCGCTGAAGATGGCGACCACCGGACGCTCCCCGCAGGATCTGCTCGACAAGGCGGTGCGCGTCGATTGGCAGAAGTCTCTCGACGTCCGCGTCTACCAGGGAATCAAGGGCAACACCGGCTTGGTGAACAGCCCCATCGTCACTTCGCAACTGGTGGCCGTCGGTGCCGCCGGTCCGCGCACTTGGGTTTCGAAGACGCCGCAGGAAATCTACAACGATTTCAACACCATGGCGTACACGGCCTGGAACAACGCGGGCGGCTCTCCGCTGGCGATCCCAGACCGCTACCTCGTCCCCGGATCGCAGTGGTCCGCGCTCACTCAGCCCATGGTGGTTGGCAGCACTCCGCTGGCTCTCAGCGTGGCGCAGTACCTGAAGGAAAACGGCTTCGCTAAAACCTTCGGCATCACGCCGGAGATTTACCCGCTGCCCGTCTGGCTAGAAACCGCTGGCGCCAGTTCTTCGAAGCGCGTCATCGCCTACCGCTTTGATCAGGACTGCCTCAGCTTCACGCTGCTGCAGAACATCCAGCGCATGGGCGGCCCGCTGTCCGTGCAGGCTGGCGCGTTCCTCATCACCTACGTCGGCAATACCGGCGTGGTGAAGGTCAACCGTCCGCAGACGATCAACTATTGGGATGGAGTATAAGAGGCGGTTATGTTGATCATCACCAGACAGACATACCGCTTCACGGACAAGGACAAGTCGGATATCTTCGTCAAGCCGTCGAAGGAACCGCAGAGCGTTCCCGACGATCTGAAGACGTATCCGCTGTTCGAAATGGCCGCGAAAGACGGCTCCGTGACCGTGGTCGAGATTCCCGGCGCACCGGCGCCCGAAACTGCGCCCGCTCCGGAACCGGAGCCGACTCCGGACGCAAAGCCCGATCCCAAACCCGCCAAGGGCAAGTAGCCATTCCCCTCCTTGAGTGCAACTTGAGGGGCGGTAATCCGCCCCTCGTTTTTCCATGGAACCATCGCTCAACCTTTTTTTCGACGATCTCTGTAGCGGCTTCGGCTGGGACTGGGGCGCGCTCACCGTGGGCGTCGTCTGCGGTACCAACCCGCCGTACGGAGTCGCCGATTTCTTCGCTGTCTTCCCCAAGTTCTTCGGGGTAGCGACCGCAATTCAGGTCGCGACCACAACTGGATCTGCCGTGGTGCAAGGCACTGGTACGACGTGGCTATCCTCTGGATTCTCCGCAGGGCAACTGGCGAACTCGCCGGCATTCCCGGCTGGGACGCTCATCACCAGCGTGGACTCCAATACGCAGATCACGCTCTCTCAACCGGCAACCGCCACGGGAAACGCCAGCATTTCAGTGTTCGCGGCGCCGCTCGTGCCGATGGCCGTTCTCGCGATGTACATCACGCTCGCGTCCGGCTCGCTGGTTCAGGCCCGCTGGCTGGATACGTGGTTATACGCGATGAGCTTATATGTCGCGCACTTCGCCACCCTGTACCTGCAATCCGATGGCAGCACATGCACCGCGCCGGGAGCGGTCGCCGCATCGGGACTCGCCCGCGGTATCGCGACTTCAAAGGGAGTCGGTGGCGTGAGTTTCGGATTCCAGCCGGTCCAAGGATTGGAGCAGTGGGCGGCGTGGACCCTCACCAGCTACGGAACGCAACTCGCGAGCTTCGCTAAGACCGTGGGCGCGGGACCGGTTTGGGTGCCTTGACGAGTTGAGGGCCAGTCTTCACCGAGGGCTTTAGAACCGTCTTCAGGTTTGGTTTTTCGCCGCGCTTGAGCGCATCGATGTATTCGCCGAGAGACACAGGTTTCAGTATAGATGGCGGCAAAGGTCACCAAGAAAGGCCCCGGACTTGTTGCTCTCGCCCGCGATCTGAAGCGTCTCGAAAAAAGCGAAGTCCTGGTCGGCATCCCGGCTGATAAGACGCTTCGCAAGGGCGACCCGATCAATAACGCGAGTCTACTTTTTCTGCACTCCAAAGGGTCACCTATCAACCACATTCCGGCGCGGCCAGTGCTAGAGCCGAGCATTGAGGAAAACAAAAAGATCATCGCTTCGCACCTCGGCGCGGCGGCCAAAGCCATTCTGGACAAGCAGCCGGACCAGGCGCAACGCGAATTGGAACTCATCGGCACGCTGGCTGCGAATGCGGCCAAGCGGTACATCACCAGCGGCGAACTGGCACCGAATGCGCCATCCACGATCGCGCGAAAGGGCAGCGATCAGCCGCTGATCGACACCGGGCAACTGCGGCGCTCTATAACTTTTGTCGTCCGTGAAGAGAAATGATTTCCCTCGGAGAACTCACCTACGACCCGGATTTGGGCCAGTGCGTCACGATCATCCGCACAACCGGCTCTTTTCAGCAGGGCGGCTGGCGTGGCACCGAGGCGCAAGTTCAGGCGTACGGAATCGTGACGATCGCAAGCGCCAAGGACCTTCAGCAAGTTCCCGAGGGCGACCGCGTGCGCGGCTCGCTGATGTTCGTCACGGAGACGCCGATCTACCCGACTTCGGCGGCGGCATCGCAAATCAGCGACGAAATCATCTGGAACGGTGAGCGGTATCGCGTGCAGCAAGTTGAGCCCTGGACGCAGTACGGCATGTATGTGGCCGTGCTCGTGAGGATGGCTGGAAATTGACGCCAGTAGATCAAATCATTTTTGAAGAAGGCAAGGGAGATTGCCTGCGCACCTGCATTGCGAGCATCCTAAATCTCCCAGTTCTAGACGTGCCCAATTTCGCTGATGACGATAGTTTTATCGGCGGAGCGATTCAATGGCTGTCCCGTCGCGGAATAACGGCCCTGACCGTTAGCTTCACTGGCAATGGTTACGACCAAAGCCAATATTTCTCCTGCCCCGAGTTTTGCATTTTGGTAGGGGTTAGCCCGCGCGCGACACCAGAAAAAAGAAAGCAACATGCCGTCGTTGGGCGTGCGATGGGGTGGAGCTTCAAGGTTGAGCACGACCCGCATCCAAGCAGGGATGGGATCGTCGGCAATCCGACTTTCGTGATGTGGATATTCCCTCCGCTGATCCCGTAAACGTAAATGTCCACCGTAACCTATCCGAACGGCCAGACGCTCACGTCTTCGGCGCTGACCCCCGCGACGCTCGCGACGCTGCTTCAGCCGCTCATCGCTCAGGCTCTCGGTATTGATCCCACCGTGCCGAACACGACGGCATGGAGCGCAGTGCGCATCGACTGGCCAGCGGTTGGTCAGCCGGTAGGCGGCATCTCCGAAGATATCTGCTTCATCCGCGCGACAGCAGACAACGCGCCGTTCAGCCGCGTCCGCGATCAGGAGTACTCGCCCCTCGATAGCGAGACGCTGACGCAAAATATGGGATTCACGCAGGTCTGGAATCTTCACCTGACGGCGTACGGTCCCAACTGCTTCGACCGGCTACGAGAGATCGTCTCGGCATTCTCTTTCGATTGGCTGTGCCAGTCGCTTGCCGCCGCGAATCTCTACCCTGTTCCTGATTGGCAGCGTCCGCAATACGCACCCGACCTGTTCCAGGGGCAATGGTGGCCGCGCGCCGATGTTGATCTGAAATTGTACGAGTCCGTAACCGAGTCCACCACCGCACCCAGCGCCGCCGGTGTGGACATCACCCTCCAGCCGGATACCGGCGCGGCAGTCGAATTCGAAATCACCGCGTAGCCGAACGGCTCGCAAACCAGAAAGGAAGCTTCTCATGTCCACCTCTTTGCCGCTTTCCTCCATCGTCGGAGTCAGCGTAGTCGTTTCGCCGGCCGCTTCTCCAGGGCCGAGTTTTAACCAGGCGCTCATCGTCGGGCCAAGCACCGTGATTCCGTCCGTCGGCGCGAACTCGCGAGTCCAGCTTTACCAGTCGTTGCTCGCTATGCAGCAGGCTGGTTTCAGCATCACGTCGCCCGAATACCTCGCCGCAGAGCTGTACTTCGGCCAACAGCCTCAGCCCACCTTCCTGTGGATCGGGCGGCAGGATCTCACCGCGATTGAGACCGCCATCGTCGGCGCCAGCGGCGGAACCGGATATACCGTGGGAGACATTCTCACCGTGGTCCAGTCGGGCGCGAGCGCCGGGCAGTTCAAAGTTACAACCATCGGCGGCGGCGGCGTGGTAACGGGCATCTCGCGAGTCGCTGGTGGCACGGGATACTCTGTCGCGACTAACCTTGCGACCACCGGCGGCACCGGAACCGGGGCCGAGATCAATGTCTCAACGATTGGAGAAAGCGCGGTCGAAGCGGTTTCCGCCTGTCGCCTCGCCCAGCCCGACTGGTACGCCTGCATGTTCGTGGGCACCGCGGTGGATGCGGATCACCTCGCGATCGCGGCATTCATCGAAGCCGCCTCGCCTGCCTCGGTGTACTTCCTGACGAGCGGATCCAGTGCCGTGCTGAACGGGACGGCGGGAAACCTGTTCGCCGAACTCCAGACGGCGAATTACCGCCGCACCTTCAGCGTGTATTCGACGACGCAGGGCGGCACGTTCCCCAACAATACGTACGCCTCCGCCGCGCCGATGGGCATGGCTATGGGCCGCAACAACAAAGCCGTCGGTTCGTACTTTGATGTGATGTTCAAACTCATATCGGGAGTGGCGGCCGAGCCCCTGACGCAAACCCAAGTGAACAGCATCTGCGGGACCATTGACCGCTCTTCGAATGGGCTCAACGGAAATGTCGTGCTGGAATATGCCGGGAACCGTATTTGGCTCCAGCCCGGCACTACGGCGAGCGGCGCGTGGTTCGACGAGGTGCTGAACCTCGACATGCTCGCGGCCGACATACAAAACAGCGCCATCAATCTGTTGACCAGCGTTCCCGCCCTGCCGATTACCAATGCGGGCGTGGCGACCATGCAGGCTGTTATTTCTGACGCGTGCGTGCGCGCACAGCAAATCGGCTTTATTGCTTCTTCTGGCCAGTGGGGTGGCGTGCAGATCGGAACCGGACGGGCCGCTATTGAGAACGGCGACGCGCTGCCCAACGGGTACGCGCTGTATGCGCCGGCGGTATCGACGCTTTCCAGCGGGCAGCGCTCGGCACGCCTTCTTCCGCCGATCACGGTTGCGGTCATTGAGGCGCAGAGCGGCCATTCGCTCAGCGTGAACGTCAACGTCCAACGATAGCGCGGACCTGAATTCAGCAAAAAGGAGAACTTAAAATGTCCAACATTCTCAGCACGTACAGTGGGCGGGACACGAACATCGCCATCACGCACCCGCTGTTCACTCCCATTCAGGCCGCGGGCATTGCCTCTCTCGGCCTGAACCAAGCGACCATTCGCATGACGCAAGATCAGGCCAGCCTCAAGGTGGGGATGGACGGCGCCGTGGTTCCGAGCGTCATTCCTGGCGACCAAGGCGAGATCGAGTTGCAGGTCTGGCAGACGTCCACGCTTCACCAGCTTCTGCTCGCAGGCTACAACCTCTGCAAGGCCGCGCGCGATCAGGGCGACGTATCGAACTGGTTTGCCGGCACGATTGTCGTCGTCAACATCGTGGACGGATCTTCCCATCACGCGACGGGAGTCGGCTTCAAGAAGGTCCCCGACAAGACCTATCAGACTGAGGCTCAGGTTGTGACGTGGGTTTTCGCCGCGTGCAACATCGTGAGTGAGTAATCCTTATGCCGATCGAACTAACCAAAAATATCACGATCGACGGGCGGGAATTCCAGGTAGGGCGCGTTCCCGCCAACGTCGGTCAGTGGATCGTAGTGCAAATCGATAGATTCTCCGACGAAGCGGTATTCAATAAAGCGCGCAATTACCTGTTCAACGCTTGCTCCTACATAAAGCAGGTTGACGGTGCGCCGGTTCCGATGAAGATGTACCACGATGGCAAGTGGCTTCTTCCGGACCTGGAGTACGATCTGGAAACCGTGTCGGCGCTCTTCCGAGAAGCGTTTGATTTCAACTTCGGACCTTTTTTGAAGCGTCGGCTGGAGGAAATGGAAGCGGAATCCAGCCGGGAACAGGCTATCAACCTGTAGCTTTCCCACCCGATATGTCGGCGTACCTCTGGCGGCCGGTTATCGCCGGCCTCTGGCGCCAGCACGAAACCAGCGACGGGACGTACTCGTTCTTGGACCTCTGGGAAGTCAATCGAGCGCTTGACGTGCAGCAGGAAAACCAGCGGCGCGCCGCTGAAGCACACCGAAATCGTAAGTAGACCACATGCCGAACGTAATCGAGGAGTACTTAGTTTCTCTGGGATTTTCTTCTGACGAAAACTCCCTGCGAAAACTCCAGGGCACGCTTGGAATAGCCGAAAAGGCGGTAGAGTCTCACACGTTCGGCATGGCCCGCAAGCTTCTCGAAGCCCAAGGCGCAATCGTCGGCGCCTTCACGTCGATATCAGCCGTTATCCTCGGGACGGTCGATAAGGTCGCCATGGCCGACCAGGGCTATCGGCTGATGGGATTGCACATGCTCATGAGCACGGAGCAGGCCCGCAAGCTCGACATCGTTACCAAGGCTCTCGGGGCGACGATGGAAGAGATCATGTACGACCCGGAGTTGCGGGCGCGTGCAGGAGAGGTGAGCGAACACATCGACCGCCTCACTCAGCAACTTGGACCAGGCTTCGAAGGCAGCATGAAGAGCGTGCGCGACTTCCGCCAGCAGTTCACCCTCCTGGGAGTAGACGCCAAGTTTCTTGGCATGCAGTTCGCCTCGAATCTTTTCTCCAAACTCGTGCCCGGGGACAGTATGACAGAAAAGCTGTCGTCGGTTAAGAAATGGGTCAATGACTTCGAGGCCAAAATCCCAAAGATTGCCGACTCCCTCTCTGGATACGCGATCCCCGTCTTGAAGCAGACCTATGAAATTCTGGCGTCCGTCGGCGGAGCCGCGAAGGAATTCGGCGTTCTGTTTACGAACGTTGTTGGCCTGCTCAGTAATGATCGAGCCCTTTCCGGCGCCACCTTCTCGTTTTCTGCCCTGGCTGGCGCGATCGGCCACGTCGGCGAATGGGTAAAGGACCTTTTCGTTTGGATCACGGACGGAGAAAAGGCACTCGTCGGGTTCTCGGGATCGCTGGCGCGTGCTATCACCAGGATTCGAGACGATCCCAAAGGGATTTGGGACGGGCTGAAAAACGAAACCGCTTCCGCGTTCAACTTCGTATCCAATTTAGCGGAAAAGAACTTCTCTAAAATTCTGGGAAATATTGAAAGCTGGATCAACAAGCAGGCCACGTCGATAATGGCGATGCTGTCCAAGGTCCTTGACGATGCCAGCAAGAAACTCGAAGCCCAATTGGGAGTCATGGGCCGCGACCTGTACAACAAACTTCCGGGATGGATGAAAACGCTGCTTGGTCCCGGATTCGCAGCTACAGAAGATAAAGCACCGTCTAAGACGCCGCCTAATACCCTTAAAGACCATGGCTTCCCTTCCACGAAGCCTCCCGCTGCTGTAGCGGGGATACTTATGGGAGGAGCCGCAGGAGCCGGGATTGGCTCGATATTTGGTGGCGTAGGTGCGCTACCGGGAATGGGGATCGGTGCGGTTATTGGTTTGTGGAGAGGGCTGCATTTCGGAGAGCAGGAAGACGAAACCAGAGCGCGGGCGCTGCTTGAGCGCGATCAGGTATTGCGAGATAACGAGGCGCTGCGCAAGAAAATTTCCCCTGCTTCTCAGTACTGGCCCAAATTAAATCTTTTATCGTCCTCACCAGAAGCGCCATCCTCATTTTCGATTGCTGATCGGATAATCGGTGCCATTTCCAAGGTGGAAGCCGGCAAGAAGCCTAACCCAATCAGCGAGCGCAATAACAACCCTGGGAATCTGCGCTCTTGGCCTGGTGCTCCAACCGAAGGTGGATACGCCAAATTTCCCACGCCCGAAGCGGGCGCGGATGCTCTTCGCCAGCAAGTGGATAAACTCATAAGCCGCGGCTTGACGCTCGAAGAGTTTTTTGGAGGAAAACCGGGGGTTTATAAGGGCTATGCTCCTAAGGCAGACCACAACAACCCGCACGCGTATGCGTCCGCCGTCGGGAAAGCGATCGGCGTTGACGTTGACGTTCCGCTGAACAAAATCACTGGCGTTCCGAGTTCCGGGGATGATGGGGGCAAGAAACCTGGGGCGGCGCTCATTATTCCAAAGTTCCCGATTAGCGCTCTGCCATTCCCAGACCGAGACTACAGCCCAGCTCTCGCCCAAATGGAGCGGCCGATCTTCCCGGCGGCTCAGCATGTCACGCATGACGATCACAGCACGGTAATCGGGGATATCAATATTCACGTCATGCAGCCCGGAGCGGACGCATACACGATAGCCGCCCTAGCCCGGAAAGAGGTCCGGGAGGAATTAGACTCCCGATCAAAGATGGGCATAGCGGCCGTGGCGCCGGCTTGGGGATAAATGGCCTCACTCGCATCAGTACTCGTCGGGATTCGAACGAAGGTTTCGACCGGAAACTTCGTTGCTACCGAGATCGGAGACTTGCTAACGGCGGGTCCATGGCGTCCGCCTCAGTGGGTAAACGCGCCCGCATTTGCTATGACCGCTACCGATCCCGTCACGAAGAAACCGACAGCGTACGTATTCGATGCGGTAATTCGCGCGGAGTACGACCAGAAAACAGTAGTCACCCTGAACCCGGTGCAGACCGGGGCTCCTCTCACGGATCACGCCTATGCAATTCCGGCGACTGTTGTGATCGAGGTCGCGATGAGCGACGCGATGCAATCTTTCGCGATGGACCAATGGGCGGATAGCCCATCCAAGAGCATTTCCACGTTTCAAGCGCTACTCGCTCTCCAAAAACAGAGGCTACCGGTACAACTGGCAACCCCGCTTAACCTCTACAGCGCCATGATGATTACCGGCGTGAGCGCGACAGCGGACAAAGATACGAAGCACGCGCTCAAGGCCATCGTCACGTTTCAGCAGATATTGACCGCATCCGTACGGCAACCTTCGAACTCCGCAAACAGCTCCATTCCGCAGACCACCGACCAGACCATCGGCGGGGTTTCGCAAGCCGTCGCTGTTCCCGCATCCACCGTTGCCCAAAACAACGTGCAGAGTGCTATCGCATCGGGCGCACTCACCGCTCAGCAAGCCGCCAGCGTAGCAAGGCAGATCGAAACGGCCGGCGTGTGGAGCAGCACGAATATCAGTTCTCTCGCCTCAATTTTCAGGTAAGCAAATGCCTGCTCAACTGATACCACTCACAAACGCGCCGAACCAGCAGTTCCAGCAGCAGTTGCGCGTAAATGGGCAGCAGATCACGCTCGGCCTTGACATCCGCTTTAATTCCTCCGCTGGCTTCTGGGTAATGGATATTTCGGATCAGTTTGGAAGCGCTTTTGTATCGTCGGTGCCGCTTCTGACCGGCGCATGGCCGGCGGCGAACATCCTTGAGCCGTACGACTATCTGCAAATCGGATCAGCCTACGTCGTAAACCAGAACGGCGCTTCCACTGATTTCCCCAACGACTCCGATATCGGTCAATTCGCTCTGATATGGGATGACAATCCTGGATTCGGCGCATGAGCACTCTGCCGCAGCAGCTTCCATTTTTCGGCCGGGCGTGGCAGGTGTCCGTCGATACGACTGACGGTACATTCGCGGTCAGCAGCGCCGATGATGCCGACCCGTTACGCGTTTGTTTCACGGTTGAGAAATACATGCTGATGGCGTATTGGAAAGCCGATATCAGCATCTACAACATGAACCAATCCACGGCGCAAACGGTAGGCGCAAGTGCCCCAACGTTCGCGGATTTTTGGCTTGCAAATAAACCGCTGAAACTCGGATGCCCGATTACAATAAGCGCCGGATACCAGAACGGTACGAGTGGTCAGCCATTCGCGCCGACCGCCAACGTACTACACCGCGCAAACCTTCTTCAATCCGTGTGGACTCGCGAAAACGTCACGGATTACCGCCTGATTCTGCGAACGGTTACAGGACTTCTCGAAGATGCTCTGAACGTAGTGAATATACCCATTGGCGGCGAAAACACCGACTACGACGCACTTCTCCAGATTTGCTCTGGAGCCAAGCGGCCACTGGTGATAGAAAGCATTGACCAAGCGGCAACCGAAAAATTATCCGCCGCGAGGCAGGGTCCGCGCGTGTTCAGCGGTCGCCCATACGAAAAGATCAACGAGATCGTGGCGCAGAATAAACTTTATGCCTGGTACTCGCCGGACGGATTGAATATCAGGGGCTCCGATCCTTTCGAGCGCTCAGCCAGCGGCGGAGTTCCGGATCACTCTTTCGCACCAATCGGAGATGCTTCCGAAGGCGCTTCCACGGTAGACGTGCAGATCCCCATTAAACAGACGCTTATCGACGTTCCACAGTTGACGCAGGATGGAGTTTTATTCAAGGTGCTTCTCGACTCCGACGTAAAGATCGGAGACCTGGTGCAACTCAGCGGAACGGTGCTTCCGAATTTTCAATTCCAATTCACCAGTGGGTTCACGCCCGTTACCGCACTAAATGGCACATACTGCGTTGTCGGAATTCGTCACGTAGGTGATTCTCGCGGTCGGGGCGGAGATTGGTACACCGAAATCCAGGGAGTCGCGCGCGGCTTCTTTGCCAACATTCTGAACGCCAAGAACCCGAACTGAAATGCTTCCTAAGCCCCCTCAGTCTTCGAACTTCGGAGAGACGTTAGAGCAGCGACTTAATCAGCCCGAAGCCGTATTGCGCGCAATTAGGCAGGCCATCTTCCAGAACTTGCGCGTTGCGCTTCCGGCGCAGGTGCAATCTTTTAATCCAGGCCCTCCGGCGACGGTTAGCGTCATTATCTCAACGAACGAATTAATGCTCCATGGAATCGGGGACCTCGATACGCTTTCACTCCAGACCGAAGCTGTGCGACTTCCAATTCTCGAGAATGTTCCCGTGCTTGTTCCTGGCGCCGGGGGCTGGAGCCTCACGTTTCCGATTCAGGCCGGCGACGAGTGTTACGTCATATTCGCGGATACTCCGCTGGGCGTCTGGCTGCAAAACGGTGAGGTTGATAATTACCCGTCAGACCAGCGGCGCCACAGCCTTTCCGATGGAGTGGCCATTTTCGGCCTGCGATCGAAGCCCCGCGGGCTGTCCGGATACTCCACCGAATCCGCGCAACTCAGGAACGATGACGGAACGGTAAAGATCGATCTCGCTCCCGATACGATCACCATCACCGCTCCCACGGTCAACGTGAACGCCGCGAACGTGACGGTGGACGCTTCAGAGACAGTGAAAATCGAGGGCGACAGCCAGGTGCTCATATCGAATGGCACCAAGACCCGCGATTTCTTCTCGCACCAGCATTCTGGCGTAGCGGGCGGAGTAGCAAATAGCGGACCGGTGTTCTGATGCCGACTATTCAGGTTAGAAAACTGGACGCGAACGGCGACCCGATGCGCGGCGCCGGTCTCGCGAACTTCGTCACCGATATCGACGCCGTGGCGCAGATTATCCGCACGCGCCTCCTTCTACTGCAGGGCGAGTGGTTCCTCAACACCAGCGAAGGACTCCCGCTGTTCCAGCAGTTGCTTGGGCACTCAACCACGGTGCGAGCGGTCGCGCTGATTCTTCGCGAGCGCATCTTGGGCACGCCGTACGTGACCGGCATCAATTCTCTTTCGGTGGATTACGCGGCGGCGGGCCGCAATTTCACCTTCACCGCGAACGTGCAGACGCAGTTCGGTACGGTCTCCATCTCAAACCAGTAAAGCCATGCCATACACCCCTCCGACCATCGGCCTGACAGGGCTGACGCTGCCGTCCTATGCCGACATTCTGAACTGGCTGACCGGTCAATTTTTGGCAATTTACGGAGCCGCATCCTATCTAGGCGCGGACTCTGCTGATTTCCAGGACATCGCGGTGCGCGCGCTGCAAGCCTATGACACAGCGCAAGCGTTGCAGGCGGTCTACTTGTCGATGAACCCCGAAACTTCGGTCGGAACGAGCTTAGACCTCTGCGGGCGCCTGATCGGCACGGCTCGTAAATCGGCATCGTATTCGAGCGTCATCCTCACGCTCAGCGGCGCGGCCGGAACGGTCATCAATAACGGTTTCGCCAAAGACGTGAACGGCAACTCGTGGAAGCTGCCCTCGCCAGTGACGATCGGCAGCGGCGGAACGATCGCGGTTACTGCGACCGCGTCGACGCTCGGGAACATCACTGCGAACGCAAACGACATCACCACAATCGCGACGCCTACGGCTGGGTGGACCGGCGTGGTGAATCTCGCCGCTGCCATTCCCGGCGCGGCGGTGGAGCCGGACTCTTCGTACCGCGCGCGGCTTTTGGTCGCACAGACGAAGCCGTCTATGAGCTTGCTCCCCGGTACCGCCGCGGCTATCGCGGCAGTATCGGGCGTCACCCGCAGCCAGGTGTACGAGAACCCGACGAACGCGACGGACTCCAACGGCCTTCCTCCGCATTCCATCACCTGTGTAGTCGAGGGCGGCGCAGCGGAAGATGTCGCACAGGCGATTTACGATAACTCCGGCGTGGGGTGCGACAGGAACGGCAACACAACGGTGACGATCACCGATCCGGCCAACCCCGGAATTACGATGCCGATTTCCTTCGACGTGCTCGCGTACGTGCCGGTATTCGTTGCGCTGAACGTGCATTCCCTGGCCGGCTACACCACGGCCACAACGGCGGCGATTCAGGCGGCGGTTGCTGCCTACCTAAACAGTCTCGGCATCGGAGAGGGCGTAGTCTACAGCGAGCTTTTCGGTGCGGCGCTGAACGCGCGCCCAAACCCGGACCAGCCGCTTTTCTCTGTGCGCGCGATCGCATTTGGCGGCGCAGCGGCGCAGACGACGGCAACCACAACGGCAAGCAGCCCGACCATCACCGTTGCGAGCGCAACCGGCATTGCCACGGGCCAAGTCGTGGTGGGCGCGAACATCCCGGCAGGTACGACCGTTTCGGCAGTCAGCGGAACGACGATCACGCTATCCGCCAACGCGACGGCGAACGCGACCGGCATAGCGGTATCTTTCTTCCCGACTGGCACTTCAGATTTGGCGGTCGCCTTCAACAAGGCCGCCAGCGGCTCTACGACATTCGTTCAAATCACTCTCGTTTAAAGGAAATCAATTATGGCTCTGAACCTTCAAATCTCGGACGCGACGGCGAATGCCGGCGTCAACGCGCTCTGCGCTCTCGCCAACGGTGGATTCATCAAGCTCTATACCGGAAGCCAGCCCGCGAATGCGAACACGGCTCTCGGCGCTCAAACGCTTCTCGTTACGTTGGCGCTCTCTGCGACGGCTTTCGCAACTGCGGTCGCAGGCGTCGCAACGGCGAACTCGATCACGGCGGCATCGGCGGTCGCAAGCGGCACGGCTACCTGGTTCCGCTGCTACAAATCGGACGGCACAAGCGTTGTGTTCGACGGCACCGTAGGAACTTCCGGTTGCGACATCAACATGAATTCCAACGTGATTTCGAGCGGTGCGACCGTCGGAGTATCCTCGCTCACCTTCACACTGAACGAAGCCGGTAGCTAAACCTTTCCCGCATAAGATCCGCACCAGCCATGTCTACCCAAACCTGGAATACTCCCGGCACTTTTACCTGGACATGCCCTGCTAATGTCAGCAGCGTCCAGATTGAGTGCTGGGGGCCGGGTGCGGACGGCGGAGAAGGGTCGGACCAAAACCTCGGGGCGGATTTCCAGGGGGGCGGTGGTGGTGGCGGCGGCGGTTACGCCAAGGTTTTATCGTATGCCGTAACTCCCGGAACCAATTACACCGTAGTCGTAGGAGGCGTCGGCAACTTCGTCGATTCTTCTTTTGCTTCTTCGGCCTGCATCGGCGGCAAAGGCTCTCCCGGAACGGATTCGTCTGGTACTGGATTCGTCAGCGGGGGCGCCGGCGGCTCCGGCACTGGCGACGTCGTAGTAGCGGGCTCACCCGGACAGGACACCAGCGTTGGGGCAGCCGGTGCCGGTGGAAACGGGGGCAACGGCGGGACCGGTGGAGGTCCTGGAGATCCTACCGCGAGTCCAACCGGAAACACTGGCTTTGGCGGCGATGGTACCGCTCCGGGCGGTGGTGGTGGTGGTGGATACAGCGCCTTCGACCACATCGGCGGGCCAGGGTACCCCGGCGGCGCCGGAGCAACGGGCGCGGTTACCCTCACCTGGCAGGTATCGTTTATCGGGACCGGCGCGGTTTCAGCCGGACCATCTTTTTCCGGATCTGGCACCCAGTCTCTCTCCGGATCTGGCGCGGTCACATCGGTATCGTCTTTTTCCGCTACAGGTTCCCAATCCCTTATCGGGCGGGCCGCGACCTCCGCAATATGCTCCCTGTCGGCATTGGGTACGGAGACGTTCTCCGGTACCGCGACCGTCAGTTCGTCGGCATCGCTATCCGGCTCGGGGATCGAGGTCAATAATATCGCCTCTGGGTCTGTGGCGACGTCTGCCCATATCTCAGGCTCGGGAACTGAGACATTCACCGGAACCAGCAGCCCGCGCGCGACAGCATCAGTTTCCTCCGTTGGCACCGAATCCTATGCCGGATCGGCGGCGGCCACCGCTCTCGCGTCAGTTGCCGCAAACGCTTCTCAATCTCTTTCGGGCGACGGCGCAGTTAGCCTTTCCGCATCCACCTCTGGCGATTTCTGGATGATCCCGCCGCCGCCACTTCCGCCACGGTGGAAGACATCGGCATATTATCTCGGCCTTTTGACGTCGGAGTATAAATGAGCGCTCCCAATATGACGGCGTGGCTGAGCGCGAATCTCGAGCTATACCAGGACATTCTTCTGTGTCTCTCGGAGTTTGAAGACGCGTTTGATCTGCCGACCGCTGTAGGGCCGCAGCTCGATATCTTGGGAGCGATTGTCGGACAATCCCGTACGGTTCTCTTTCAGCCGAGCGGCGGCATCAGCCCGGTGCTGGATGACGACACCTACCGCCTGTTGTTGCAGGCGCGCATCGCCCAGAACCACTGGGATGGGAAAATCGCTAGCCTACTGGCAATTTGGAACGCGATGTTCCCCGGCGGAACGCTCGTTGTTGACGATCACCAGGATATGACGGTGGATATCTTCGTATCGGGTGCGTTCACGAGCATCATTCAGGATCTGATTCTGAACGGCTACATGCTCCCGCGCCCGCAGGGCGTGCTTTATAACTACTCGCTCGCGGATCTGCCCATGCTCGGGTTCGACCGCGACGATGCCTTTGTAAGTGGGTTCGATTCTGGAAAGTGGACTGGGAGTTAAGTAAATGCTTGGAACCTCTAATATTCTTCAGTGGAACCCATCCGGCTCAAACATGGAGCCGGACTCCACGTATGCGGCCGATACGCAGCGATCCGGAGGCGCGACAACCGCGGCCATCTTCGGATCTCCGGTCGGCAATAAGCTTTTCTATCAGGTATCGACAGTCTGCGCGGCATTCTGCGCGATGATGGCGGCGAAGGGCTACACCATCTCCGACTCCAGCCTTTCCGCGCTCACCGCGGTCATGATGAACGTGAAGACTTCGGCGGATTTCCCGTCGTCGATCCTGTCTATCGCGTACGCCACGTCAGTCACCTTCGACGCAACCGCCTCCGAAGGCTTTGACCTGATTCTCACGGGCAACGTATCAGCCTCAACCCTGACGGGCACCAGTCCGGGGCAACTACTCACCTTTGTCTTCGCGCAGGACGCCACGGGCGGCCGGACGTTCGCCTGGCCAACGAATGTCATCGCGCCCGGTGCCGTTTGCCCATTCGCCAGTTCGGTGAGCATCCAGGTATTCAAGGTGCGGGCGGGCGGCACGATCATTCCCGTCGCGCCGATGCTCTGGATATCGGCGGCGGGGGCCATCATCCCGCAGAGCGCGGCCGTGGTCGTTTCCGTGAATTCCAGCGGAACGGTCGCCTCGGGATTTTCCGAGATCACCGAAAAGGTGGATGCGAGCGGCGGGGCCATCACCCGCACTCTGTACGCCGGGATAGCGGCGCATACCGGCCTGAAGGTGAACGTCAAAAAGATGGACAGCAGTATCAATTCCGTGACGATCGCCGGTGCCGGATCGCAGGGCATCGACGGTTTCCCGAGCATCACGATTTTCCGGCAATCCGACTCCATCACCGTGCAATTCGACGGCGCGAACTGGATCATCATCTGAGGTCTAAATGAGCTTTCTCGGCGGCAGAATTCAAAAGCAGCAAGTCTTCACGGGCAGCGGCACGTTCTTGCTATCAACCCTACTGCAACAGGCCGGAGGATGGGTGACCGTTCTCGCGGCCGGCGGAGGTGGTGGTGGCGGTGGCAACTTCGGTGGCGGCGGCGGCGGCGGGCAAGTCATTGAGCGCGTGGTCCAGGTATCTGGGTCATCGGTTTCCGTCACAATCGGTGGCGGCGGCTCAGGCGGCGCCAATGGCCTGCCCGGCAATCCAGGCGGACAGACCTCCTTCGGTCCATACGTCACGGTTACGGGCGGGCGCGGTGGGGACGCCTCCGGCAACGGCGGAAACTGCGGCGACGGAAGCGGTGGCGGTTTTGGAAGCACTGCTGCGGGCGCTGGCGGAGGCGGAGCGGGCGGTGCCGGCGGCAACGCGCAAGTTGGGTCTGGCTTCGGCTCAATATCCGGCGGCGGCGGGATTGGGCTCAAAGGATTCGGCGGCGGTGGTGGCGGTGGTGGAACCCCAGGCCCGGGAAGTTGCGGAGGCGGAACGGGGGCGAGCGGGACAATACCGCCAACAAGCGCTACCGCCAATAGCGGATCTGGCGGCGGTGGAGCGAACCCAACGTACAACACAGGCGGAAACGGTGGTAGCGGCATCGTGATCGTGACGTGGTGGGAGTAGACGATGGCTCAACAGACCTTTGCAATTCTGTCCAACGGTAAGGTGGCGAATATCATCTCAGCGGAGCCCGACGTTGCGGCGCAGAGCTTTCCGCAGGCCGTCCGGATCGACAATCTGAGTCCGACGCCGGGAGTGGGATGGACGTACGCGGCAGGAGTGTTCGCATCGCCGTACTCTACCGCTCCACAGCCGTTTCCAACGGTGTTCTCGAAATTCGCGTTCCGGTCTCTGTTCACGCTTTCAGAGCTAATGGGAATCGACAACTACGCCAGCAACCAAACCCTCACCGACGATCAGCGGGCGACCCTGAACACCATCACAAAGAACTTCGATGTTTCTGAATCTATCGACGTCACCGATCCCGCAACACAGTTCGGAGTGAACTATCTCGCGTCCGCTGGGCTGATCAGTGATACGAGAGCAGCCATCATCCTCAGAGGACAAGGCCCCAACTAAAGAGCAAAAGGAAGGCCTGTAGAAATGAAAAGAATTCTATCTCTTGTAATCACCGCTGCGTGCACGCTGCCGGTCCTCGCGCAGCAGCCTCCGACGATTGTTCGGGGCGTGCAGACGTACCAGGAAAGTAAAGCTCCCGCCACTCCGCCTAGCCCCGGCTACGGCAACGTATGGTTCGACGCGCAGGCGCACAAGTATTACGTGCAGAATTCCGATGGCACGATATCGCAGTCCGTCGCGGCTGTTTCCGCGCTGCCCGCGCATTGCGCCGTTGGCGACCTCGCATTCCTGACTACGGGAAGCGTCGGGCTGAACGCCTGCACCGCAATCGATACGTGGACAGCCGTAGGGATTGGAGCTGGAGGCGGTGCCAGTGGCCAATACTCTACAGCTTCGGCCTCGTACGCCGCTGGCACATACTACTTCGCTCCGGGCGGTGGATTGGCGGCAAATTCCACCCGCGCAAATGTTCAAACCGTACAAGGCGGAGCCGGTGCCATTAGCAATTTTGCGGCGACGGTGGTCCCCGCTCTCGGCGCTGGCGTAACCGCGGCGTTCACTTGGTTCGACGGATCGACTGGCCAAGTCGTGACCTGCACGATAGCAGCGCTGGCGCAGTCCTGCTCGGACGTTACGCATAACTTCAGTTACGCGGCTGGCGACTCCATCTCTGTGCAGATGGTGGTTGCGGGTGGATCCTTCTCTGGAACGGTAGCGATGTCTTGGGCCACAGGCCAGGTGGGACCGACTGGACCAGCCGGTCCAACTGGGCCGACCGGCCCCACCGGATCCACTGGCCCGACAGGCCAGACTGGACCAGCAGGGCCTACCGGCGCCACCGGACCAGCGGGCGCGACCGGACCCACTGGAGCAACCGGTCCGTCCGGACTTCTATCCGGCACGCTCGCCGCAATTCCCGCTACCTGCACGGCTGGCGCGTCTCTGTACCAGGCCACGGATCAGCCGACCGGCCTTCAGGTTTACGCCTGCACATCGACGAATACCTGGACACGAGTTGCGTATTCTCAAGGGTCCAGCAATCCGGCGACGTGCTCTGTCGGGCAGATCTTCTTCAATACGAGTTCGTCCGCTGGATCGAATCTGCAACTCTGCACTTCTTCTAATACATGGACGCAGGTGAGCGGAAGCGGCGGTGGTGGCTCGGGAGCTTCCGGCATCGCCTCCGCAAACTTCAGCATCGGAGCGACCTCAGTCACGATCAACCACAATTTCGGCACGTTGAGCCACGCGGTCTATTGCACGGATGCTGCTGGCAACTCGTACGGCGGAATCCCCGTGAATGGCGTCAACTCGACGGTAGTGACGTTCTCTGTGGCCACCACCGTAGCGGGGCAATGTACCGCAGTCGGTGGCACGGGCTTCTCGGGAACGTTCACCGTTTCCACTCTGCCAGCGACTCCCGCGACCGGAGCGCTGGCGGTAATCACGGATGGCAACACCACTTGCTCGACAGGCGGCGGTAGCACGGTAGCACTCTGCCGGTACTCCGGCTCAGCCTGGCAGACGATCAGCGGCGGCGGTGGAAGCGGCCTCGCGGACCCCGGCAGCAACGGCATCGTTAAACGCACGGCGCTGAACACAACGGCCCTGGCTGTGGCTGGAACTGACTATCAAGTCCCGCTCAACATCTCCCTCAATGGAGACGGCACGAATACCGCTACGAAGTCTGTGACTTGGGCATCCGCCTACAAACCGACCTTCAGCGGAGGAGCAACCACCACTTGCGATTTGAGCCAATCGAACCTCTGCGAAGTGGACTTCGGCGCTGGAAATACGACACTCGCATTTACCAATCCGCACGGCAGCGGGCCATATTGGCTGCGCTCGTGTCAGGACAGCGTTGGCGGCAGAGCGTACACGTTCGCCGGCACGATGAAAGGCTTCGTGCAGCCTGACCCGGCAGCGGGTACCAGCAATTGCACAGAGCAACCGTTTACGTACGACGGCACGAACTATCAGGGTGGAACTTCGGCTGTCCCAACGAGCGCATGGCACGGAGTAAGTTCCCCCGAGGGAAGCGCTCCTACTGCGACATCCGGCTCCGACATCATCTACGCCGATTCCGCCGCGCACCGCTTCAAAATGACGAACAACGGCGGGACGGCGGTTCAGGTCGTTGGCTCTGGAGTCGACATCAACGCGTCGGATCAGGTGACCTCGACGCACCTCTCTGCTGGCTTGCCGCGAGCGCAAGGCGGCCTGAGCTCCGCGAGCCCCGGCACGGGAATTCTACGGGATGGCACCACGCCAACGGCTTCTGAGTTGAGCGGGGACGCGACTACATCCGGGTCAAATTCCGTAACCGTGGCAAAGGTCAACGGGACGAGTGTCCCCACGAATTCCGTAGCGGATCAGTTCCTTGGAACTACAGCATCGGCAACCGGAGCGTGGGCGTCGATGCCGAATTGCGGGGATAGCTCCCACGCACTGGCGTACAACACTTCGACCCATGCTTTCAGTTGTCAGAGCGTAACGGGCGGGACCAGTTCTCCACCAAACTTCCCGGTCAACCCCCAGACTACCACCTACACTGCAACAGTAGCCGACTTCACGAATTGCAAGGTAATTTCAGTAGCGTCTGGGACTTTTACCGTGACGCTTGTAGCGAGTGGCTCTCAGCCATCCAACGGCCAATGCGTCTGGGTCGTGAACTACGGGTCGGGCGTTGTCACGCTCGCAAGAAACGGGCAAAATATCAATGGCGCAGCGGCCAACTTGACGTTGCCAGCGGGGTCGGCGTCTGCTCCCACCGGGGCGTTCGTTGTCTCGGATGGGACAAACTACTTCACGCAGCCGTTTGGAAGCGGCGGCACAGCCACAGTGCAGCACGCCATTCCTTTCGTAATAGACGGCGGCGGTTCACCCATCACAACGGGCGCGCTGAAGGATTTCCCAACGGCGGCATTCTCCTGCACCATCAACCGAATTGACATCTCGGCGGATCAGGCGGGCTCAATCACGATCGATATTTGGAAGGCGGCGGGTGCGATCCCGACATCGGCCAACAAGATTTCCGCATCGGCACCGCTGACTCTTTCTTCCGCGCAGTTGAATCAGAACGGATCGCTGACGGGCTGGACTACCGCAGTAAGCGTTGGGGACGTATTCGGGTTCAACGTGGCGACAGCCAGCACGGTAACCCATGTAGACGGCCAAATCTGGTGCCAGTAAGGAGACGCCGCATGAAGAAACTCATCTCTTTCGTTCTTCTGTCAATGACGTTGCTCGCCATCGACGTGAACCGTATCCGGTTTGGCTCTCCAGTCGAAGTCGGGACCGACAACTCTACGCCGACGTTCACGGCGGTATCTCTGAATAGCACGAGCAATTTTCTGGCGTGGATCTTTCCCGCGCCAAAGAGTGAAACGGCTACTTCGTTTTTAATCCGGCAATCGAGCGTGACCGGGACGCAGCCGCAGTACCGTGTGTCTCTGCAAACCGTTGACGGAAACGGCAACGCGAGCGGCACCATCCTAGCGGCTGGCGCTTACACCTCCGCGGGTAGCGGCGCGAATAACACTTTCGTTTCCATCGGGACACTTTTCGACGCCTCTGGCACATCCCTGCCAAGCGGAATCGCCGTCACGCGCGGCACATACTACGCGCTCGTCATTGACCCGTGCCCGAACTCGACCGCTCCATGCTCCGGCGCGGCGACTCCAGATGCAAGCGACTTCACCGCGTTCAGCTCGGTGGTTACGGGTATCAATTCCGGGGCGACAGTCGGTCAGTCCCCGTATTCCGAAACATGGAACGGGACGACATGGACGAAGAACACCAGCCAGCCCGTCTATGGCTACCGCACGAGCACCAGCACGACGCGCGGATTCCCGATTCAGTCGATTCAGTCAACCACCATAAACCAGGGAGCCGAAACCGGCATCCTGCTCAATTTGCCAACTGGCTTCTGCTCTACCTTCCAGGTGGCGGGTATCCACTTTTGGGGAACGGCGGCGATTGCGGCCAAGACAATGGACCTCACCGTGTACAACGGGACAACCGTAGTCGGGGCCACTACGGCTATCGACTCCGATTACGTGCGCACCCCAGGATCGTTCGCGGCAGAGATTTGGTATTTTACTGACGCCACTCTACCAACCCTGAACTGCGGCACGTCTTACCGCATCGGCCTTGCGCCGGCCGGAGGAGGCAGCGAAGCATTCTTCGTCCGTGCGCTCAACTTCCCCACGGCGCAAGACCGGCTGGCCTTCCCCGGTGGAGACTGGTTTGCCTACACGAGCCGGACGGGATGCACGGGAGCGTGTCCCGGAAATACCACGGCGTGGACCGACGACACCACCACGCGGCCAGTGCTCAATCTGATATTCGCCGATATCACCCCGCCTGCCGGATCTGGAGGACAGCGCTCTTATGCCACGATTCGCTAGGCTAGCGCTGCTCGCGTCTCTATCCGTCGCGCTGTTCGCTCAACCTCCAGCGACCTTCACCGTTGTCGTGTGGAATGACATCCACACCGATTCAGCGGGCAATACAGTAGCGGGCGGGCACATCCGCGATTGGATCGTCGCCAACAAGACAGCACGAAACATTACGGGATTCCTGTCGGCGGGCGATGAAATCGCGGACCCCTTGAGCGCGACGGGCCATTGGACAGATGTCGTCGGGCTCCTGACGGACATCCACAATGCCGGAATTCCAGTGGTCACCGCGCTAGGCAACCACGACGTGGCATTCTTTTCGGCCCCAGACTCCTCGCAGTGGAATTTCTATATCGCACCCCTGAATGCCGCGTGGGCATCGCACGTTTCCAGTTCGCATTTCACGGGCGGTCTCGCTTCGGCGAACGAGCAGAATGTGAACGTCTACTTCCCGTGGGACGTTGTGACCGCCTCGGGAACTATCCATCTTGCAGGGGTCGCGGTGAACATGAACGCCGCGCATGGAGATATTTCCGACGTGCGCGCATTGATGGATGCGGACACAACCCGCCAGTACATTCTGACGACGCATATGTTCGTGTCAACGCGGGACGCCTCAAATAATCCAGTGGCGGCGCATACCTGCCTGTACGGCGAGGAATTCTGCGTTGCGACCAACGCTGTCGGAGCGCAAGATGCCGTGGATATGTGGGCCGACTTCTCGGCCAATCCTCGGATTCTCGCAATGATGTCGGGCCACGAGCACTTGCAGGGCTTCTACACCATGGCTGGCTCTGGCCCGAATCCCGTGATCGCGATGGAGAACTTCAATGCAGCACTCAACGGCGGAACGTTCACCATCCTGAATTTTCGTCCGGCTGACCGCAAGATCGATCTCATCAGTTCGCAGTGGAACTCCGGCACGAGCAGCTTTAACGAGACCACGCTCGGCACCTATGACTGGACGCCGATTCTATCGTCCGCATCTTCCTCCGCGCTGTACGGCGGGGGCCTGACTGTGCACTAATGAGACTGCTTTACCTGTTGCTGCTATCTCCCGGCATGCTTTTCGCGCAGTTCGCGCAGGGCTGGACGCAGATATCAGGGACGACCATTTCTAGTGCTGTTGCGCCAACAGGATACCTCGGCTCGGTATGCCCCTCGCCGAGTACGAGCCTCTGTCCGGCCGGATCTCCCATCCCGTTCTCCGATCCGATCCGCATCAACGCGCTGATATTGGCGTGGAATGGCGCCGTGTGGGATTCACTGCACAAGCAGATGATACTGCCGGCGGGTGGCGGTCACGATGACGGGTTCGATAATTCAGCCTTCGGTGTGAAAACCAGCGGTTCTGTGTCGAGGCTGGTCGGCCCATCAACCAACATCGTCGGAGGGATCTTTCCCGACGTAGACGCCAATCCAGACGGTACTCCTGTTTCGCGGCACACCTATGACGGGATTGCGGAGATGGGCTATCGCTCTGGCTACTTCGTAATTGCGGAAGGCTCGACTTACCCCAACGGGCAAAATCCCGGTGGTCTTTGGCTGTTGGATACGAATCAATCGCCAGCCGCCTGGACGTCGCTAAGTAAAACTGGGACGCCGCCTGGAATTGCAACCGACACTCCGTATTCCTCGCTCGTGTGGGACTCCGTAGCCAATCGCCTTCTGCTCTTATATAACGGGGCTCTGTATGCCGTGACAGTGAACGTCTCTACGGCAACCGCAACCTTCACGCGACTCTCCAGCGGATCGATGAACGGCTACCAGCCGACATGCGAGATTGACCCGGTGATGCGCACTCCGATCGGCACAGCGAGCGCGGGACGGTGGATGGTTTGCATCGGGGACGGATACTCGGATACCCCGCCTGGGACCTTCTACATTCAAGCTACCGACATTTCGGGCAACGATCCCACCTACACTCCACTGACATGGACAAGCAACGCCAACGGGACGTGCGACGGGCTGCATAACCTTTCCGGCTCGCAAGGTGGACCAGGCTTTTCCTACGATGATGCACTCGGGATGATCGTCGGATACCCAAACGCCGGAGGCAATACGGTCTATGCATACTCCACGGTGACACAGCAATGCACCGCTATAGCCTTCCCCGGTGGACCGGCAGCACAACAGAATCTGGATGGTAATTATCACGGAACGTTCGGGCGGTTCCGGTACGTGCGCGAAGGGAACTACTTTGCGACGGTCCTGAGCGCTGTCGGGAATGCCTACGTGCTCAACCTCGACTCTCCCATTCCCGGCCTCGGATCCTCAACATCTACGTGCATAGATGCAGACGGTGACGGGTACGGAACCGGCTCGGGGTGCCTGGGGCCGGATGCCAACGACCAGGACGCCACGATTCACACTGCCGCACAGGCCATCGGGAAGTACGGCAGCATCGACGCGACTTTCCAGTTACGGAATTACCATCCAACCCGCTACTGGACAGTCGATCCCGCATCCGGCAACGACGGAACGGGTGCGTCTTGCACGCCCGCGAATTTGGGCACGGGCGGTGGATCGGACTGCAAGCCGTACCAGCATTGGTCCGCGCTCTCGGGCTCGGTTGCGGCGGGCGATGCTGTGGTGTTTCGCGCGGGCACGTACTCGTATCCTGTCACCATTGTGCAGGGCACCTCCTCTGCCTCCGTCTACTATCTGACTTACCCCGGAGAGTCGGCGACGTTCGCTGCTTACCCGAATTACTGGACCGTCATCGACAAGGCGTATTGGGTAATCGACGGACTCAGATTTGACGGCCAAGGCGACAGCACAAGCGGCACTGGCTGTATTGTCGGCGGCACTGGAGATCTGCAATCGGGTTCGACGCAGCATGATTTCATCGTCCGTAATGTGGAGTGCAAAAACTGGCTGAACGGCCCGTATATGTTCAACGGTCTCCAGAACGGGCTAATCGAATCCAGTTCATTCCACGACATGACCGGAAGCCACGGTATCTATCTCGGATCGCGTGCCATGGTCAGCAATAACATCACGATTCGGCGCAACCTGCTGTATCGGAATTCCCGTTGCGGTGTGCAGTTCAACGGCCGCGTTTCGGACCTGCACATTGAGCAGAACTACGCATATCAAAACGGCATCGTGGATGGTGGGGACGACATTTGCTTAGAGAACGGCGTGCACGATTCCTTCATCCGCGGGAATGTGTCTCTCGGATCGGCATTCGGCATCACGATGAACACGTACGACGGGAGCGAGTTCGGCGGCGTGGGCTCATCCAGTAATTGCGGAGCGGCGCAGAATCAGAACTGCACATGCGGGGCGAGCCCCAATCTGTTTGCGATTTGCGCCTTCAGCGAATTCAATAACCTGTTCTCGAACAACACGGCGGTCAACACCGGCCAGGACGTGAACGGAGCGGATATTTCCGGCAACCCGCTCTATCAGATCGGGAGACAGCCGACCGATTGCACAACCGCGACATGCCTCGCTACTTCGTTCCCGAACAATACGTGGCAGAACATGGTGATTCTGTCGAAGGGGCTGGCGAGCTTTGCGCCTCCATGGACCTTCACAGGAGGAACCACCGCCCCTGAGTCCGGCCCTACAAACACGCTGAATCAGGTGGTTTACTTCCAGACTGCGGGGACGGCGGAGGTGGTTGGCTACGGACTACAGGTCGGCTGCTGCGGATACCAGTCCTATTCGTGCGCGGCGGCGGTAAGCGGAGGGCACATCGGATCGGCCACTAACTGCACGAAGTCCGACCCGAAATTCACCGCGCTCGGAGCGTACAACAACATCGCCGGATACAACCTGCGGTTGCAGCCGTCCTCCCCGGCGCTAACAGGAGCGATCATCCCCGGATCGCTTCCCATGGACATACTCGGCGCCCCAATAGTTTCTGGATCGCTAGGGGCCTACGAAGGAACTGTCGTTGCCATCCCGTCCATCACCTTTGGCGGGAGGGTAGTAATTCATCCCTGAGGAGACTTATGAAAGCAGTAATTCTGATTCTGATTGCAACGGCGGCTTTCGCCCAGACCACGACCAACGGAAGCACAACGGTAATCGGCGGCCGGGTGAACAACTCTGGCGCTGCGGCGACCCAACCACACCGGACGGGCACGGGCTCGCCAGTCGGTAGAGACGCCTGTTCGTTCGTTGGAGAAACCTATTTTCAGTCCGACGCGACGGCCGGATCGAACGTCTGGGCCAGCACCGCCACGGGGACTCCGTGCACATGGAGTTTGCAGGGCGGCGGGGCTGTTGCCGCCTCACAGTTGAACACGCTACAGGTGACGCGCACAAGCCCCACGGTCCTCACCATCGGCGCGAACTGCTCCACCTCCACGCCCTGTAATGTTCAGGCGGGGACGAGCGTATTATCGATCGTCACGAGCGCGACGGCAACCATCTCAAGCGGAAACCCCACGGCCCGCATCTGGGTCGATAACACCGGAGCGGTAAATGTAGGCTACTCCACTTCCTCGGGCGTGGCATGCGTCAACGCGACCTGCGCGCCGAGTATATCCAGCTTCTCGAATTCCGGTATTGCTCCGACGTGGCAGTGGGTATCCAGCACCACGGCAGGCCAGTGGGACGCTGCTGGTGGAACAGACCTGCGCTCGGTGTACCACATTAGCAAGGTAGTCTCGGCGACCGGACCGGCCATGAGCGCCTCTCAAACTCCGACAGGAACGACCGTCACTTACTCTCCCACCAGCAACACGAACTCGGCGCTTGAAACGTGCGCGCCTGCATCCGCGAGCGGTACGGCGTACGTGTGTTCAACTTCTCCTACCTTTACGCCGGTAAAGGGGAGTCGCATTATCTTCCAGCCAGACGTGGCCAACACCGGAGCGGCAACACTCGCTGTCAATGGCGCATCTGCCGCATCGATCACCAAACAGGCTGGAGCGGCGGCACTCGTCGCTAACGATATCCTGGCCTCTCCCGCAGAGTACACCTTGGTTTACGACGGCTCAACTTGGGAAATGCAAAGTCAATCCGGCAATGCTTCTGGAGGCACAGTCACCGGCCCGGTGTCTTCGACTACCGGCAACGTGCCGCAGTTCGCTGACACTTCTGGTAAGGTCCTTAACGGCGGTTTGCCCGTCACTCAGATAGGCGCTAACTCATCGCTGGTTGAGACGGACTCCTCTGGTGATATCGTCACCGGGGCGGGCGGCGCAATCAAGGTAGGTGGCGTTTCGGGCGTCGCCGTTATCGCGGCAAGCGGGAATATGATCCCGTATTTCCGCATCGCCTTCGGCAACCTGGACACTGTTACTTGCACTGCTGGCGCCGCATCGCTATCCACGAATTACACGATCCACCGCGTAGACCTGAATAACCAGACATCGTGCGCGATCACTTTCACGGCAGCCTCGCAGGCGCAGCAGATAGCCACAGTATTGCTGTGCAACGGTGGTACGACCGCAACAACAAGCATCACCTGGACGGGAGTTAAAGGCGCGACGGCGGCTGGTGGAACAACGGGACAATGCGCCCTCCAATCGTTCTATTACGACGCAACTAATTCTGTATGGTATGGAGCGGGAGCCGGTACATGGAACTAACCAAGCGGCTGGTTCTCATTCTGTTCTGCGCGTTCGCGGCGCGTGCGGCGAGTGTCGCGAATCTTGCCGTGCAGATTTCCAACACTCAGGCGATTCTGTCCTGGGACGCCGTAGATTACATCGGCTCCTGCGCGGTGACCGTGAGCGAGTCAGCCTCGATGACGCCGGTGGTGCATGACGTAGACGAAACGTTGTTCACCGCATCGAGTTCCGATGCTCGGTTTCCGCGGCTACGGGCTGGACAGCATCGCACCTTCGTGGTGGGTACGCGGACAGTGCAAGTGGGAAACGACGGGCACAACTACAGCCGTGCCCTTCAGGCCGATACGATCCACTATGTTACCGTGACGTGCGGAACGGCCACCGCCACAATTTCATTCCGTACGGCCACGATCCCGTACGGCGCATCGTTCGGCGAGCAGCCCGTGGTGAATCCGGCGCACGATGGGACGTATCTGTACCCGACGTGGCTTATTGACACTGGCGGATTAACAGCCCGCACCAGCGCGCTGAATCGGGTCATCGAGCCGCACACTGGTTTACTGACCAAACCGTTCACGCTCTCCACCGATCCGAACGCCGCAGGAACCGTCAATATGGGGTCCTCGGGCTGGCCGGATATGTGCTATCCGCAGACGGTTTCGCTCAACGACGGAACGCCGGGGTACCAGTGCGTTCACCAATTCCTGACGGGCACGAGTTCATCGGGGCTCTATTGGGTCAACCCTGCGACTGGCGATTCGCGCTTTCTTACCTACCTCACGGCGCAGTACGGGCCGCCGGATATCGGATATGCAGGGCACTACTTTGGAGCGCTCGCGCCGCCTATGGACTTCACCGCTGGCGGGAATACCTTCTACACGCAGCTATCCTCTAGCGTGGACACCACGGGTTTAACGTGGGTATTTTTCAAGGGCACGTACACCGGACATTCGGTCGCCGGACAGGACTCTGACCACACGGGGCTCAACTGGTCCACCACCACTCCGGCGACCACTCTGCATTTCGCGTCAAGCCCGACCAACCCGAACTCCTGCGGGGCTGATCCGAATGATTTGTCGGTGTGCATGCTCGAACCATGGACACGCGACATCAAAACTTTGATCGCAGAATTGAATCCGGCAATGGCAAATATTTGCCAGCTAACGGGCGACAATCACGGCGGCGCGATCGAGACTCCGGGCAACGGCATTATTGTGCTGCGCTGTTTCACTTCTCAGGACGACCCCGGTTGGATTGCGGTGTTCGATGTGAACCGGACGGCTGCACAGCAGACTACCAAACTCGGTAGCGCGGCGGGGTGCATCGACAATCCCGCCGTTGCGAGCGGAACGAACATCGCCGGGAAGACCGGCTGTTTCATCGCGGTCACGGGAACTCTGCAAAGTGGCGCGGAATCGCCGCTCCGGTTTGCTACGCTGCATCAACTGGCCGTCCTTCGCGCGACTGCAAATTTCGGATCGATATACATTTCGACGAACACGCTCCGCAATAAGCTGGGCAACGCCTATCAGGTCACGCTTAGCTCAGCGATCCACAGCGCCTCTGGTGACCCCACGACCGGCGATTGGGGGCCATGCACGATGACGCAGCCCGTGGGAAACAATCTGCGGAACTGGCCTACTTCATCGTCTTGGGCGGATGGGTGCACGTACGCTACCGTGACCGGACTCAGTTCGACTTGGAGCGGCACATCATCGGCCTTGTTCCCAGCCAACATCACAATACACGAAGGGGACGTGATTATCACTAACTCCTCAATGGCCTCCCCGCAAAAAGAACCGATGCGTATTTTGAATATAGACCCGGATGGGCACACTCTGTACTTGCAGCGGAGTTACGGTTACGGCAGTTCGCAACTCGGGGCCAACGGGCATATGGAAATCGCCAGCGGCACTGCGATGGACATGATGCCAGATGCTATTTATCCGGACACAAATAACACCGGACTGGCCGCTATGTGGTGGGACTTCAATAACGGGCCGCTGGTCACCAACCAGCAGACCGTTTACATCGATCCCGAGCCGGTAGTTCACAACACCGCACAGAACGCCATCTCATGCACCGGATCAGACTGCCCCAAAGACAACCGTTGGACCTGGGCGGATTACGCGCAGGGCGGTGGGGAATTCGCGCGACTGACGAACGTGCCGTTTGCCAACAGTGTCCCGACGCCATCGATCTTCTTTCAGTCCGGCCTGGCCGCGCCCTACAAGTTTGCAAATACAGCCAACCAACTGGAAAGCCATCCGAACCTCAGCGTTACGACGGGTACGGCTTTCGCGTTCAACCAACTCATCGACGTGCATCCGTTTTTCGGCAACCCGCCCACTCCGCTGCTTGCGGCGACATTGGCGAGCGGCGCCACGCAGGTCTACAAGATCCCGGCTACCGGCTCTGTCGTCGCTACGGATTATAAATGGATGACCTGGATCGGCACGAGCGGCTGGCACGCCATGAGTGAGCTTTCCGGCCCATCGGTGATTCTCACGGATGCGAACGCCTATCAGTGGTGTGTGGTTCTGTTTGCCGGTGAGTGTTACACGGGATCGGCAGTCGGAGAAATCTACTTCAATGCTCCTAGCGTCGCCTTATTAACCTGCGATAAAAGTTGGAGCCAGAACATTGGTGACGGCGGCGGTATAAATGCCATTAGGGATATTTGCATATCGCCACTGACGGCCGATTTCCAGGCAATCAAGACGCAGGACATGGTTGCAGACCCCCTCGGCAGCCGGTCGCGAGTTCTATCCAATGCGTTCCTCTGGCCAAAACTCGACTCAATTTTCCACAACGCCAGAATGTTGCCGGATGGCTCCTGGGGCTTCACGATGTTTGAGGATTCCCAACTCCACCTATTCAAAATCCCTGTGCGGCACATCGACAGCATCAACCGCGCGGCCTATGTCCCCGTAGACGTGACGGTCCAAGCTGGCGTGGCGTCAAACGCAGTGGTGGAATTTGGCTACGCCGAGAACGGGACACCCGCGAGCGGGCAATTGTATTGCACGGCGAGGCAGGAAAACTGCGTAGCTCAATCAGCAACCGTGACGCAAGCGTCTCCATTCCTGTGGGCTACTACCGAGACGCACACCGGCATGTCCTGCTCCAGCGGCTGCACGATTAAAGTTCCCGGCATTAGCGGGCGGGTGCTCTGGTATCGGACGAACAACGCCGCATTGACGGCACCCGGACCGCTGCAAACAACAGTAGTGCCGTAAGCAGCACAAAGGAGGACGGCTCTGGCGTAGGAACCTGCTCCCATCCGATTGTTCCCCCGGTCTGCACGATGCTCCACGAGGCTAGCCCATCTCCGACTTCCCATCCTAGCGAGTCGTTCTCCAGCATCAGTTGCGGAGGGATGAACATATCGACAACGTACGGGCGGTCAAGATCGGCAATGCCAACCTCAACTGCGGTTGCCCAAATGGACGCCGGCAGGGAACGTATCGGCGACTGCAAGACGATGGCTGGCCCGTGGTACGCTTCGCCGTCAAACCAGGCGTTCACGGCCTCCCCTTGAACCGTTTCTGAAAACATGCCGCTCGTTAGAGTGAGCGAGAAACGGTCTCCGATATTTGCGGAATCGCCAACGAGGTACGGAACCACCTCATCGGGATACGCAGGCCCCACGAGCCGCGTCCATGTGTCGCTCAGCGTTACGTGCATCACCAGGGTATCGCCGACGTTGAGCGTCGAGCCCATCGCCAGAACCGACGACAGAAGAATAGCAGCCGCAAGTCGCATGGCTGAAGTTTAGAGCGAATAGCCTTATCGTTCCGTGAAGCACCCACCATTCGGCCAACCCTGTACCTGAAAGAACAACGTTTTATGACACACGGAATACGAAACGCTGGCCCCGCATCGTGGGCCGGAGCGGTTGCTATTCTTGCGGTCGGATGCTCCCTGACGCTCGCGGCACTCGATGGTCGCGCGTTCATCAAGGCGCAGAACGGCAAAGCGGAGCGGGCCGACGTGCAGTGGCAGGCGCTCGCGGATCGGCACGCACGGCAGATCGAACAGGATCTACGCCTCCGCGAAGACGCGGCGGTCTCCGGGATATCTGCCCTCCACGCCACCGTTGACGCGCAACTGACTGGATTTCGCTCCGATCTCACGCGCGAATCATCCGCCTACCGCGGCGCACTCCTGATCGCAGTTGGGATGCTGGACCGGCGCATAGGGCAGGGTCTTCAGATCAGCGACGCGCAGTTGGCCGGATTTCGCGCGGATGTGAAACCCACACTCGTGAATGCAGCCGCGCTGGAAGCCACGTACACCGCCCTGCCGGATCGTCTCGCATACGCGAATCGCTGGCTGTGGGATTGTCACGAATTCTCAGGCTGTCTGCAATCTCAGACGCTGGCGCTGGTCGGCTCAACGCGCTACACCCTCGGGCGCGTGGCGAAAGCGTCGGACGCCTTCCCTGAGCTTGTGCAGGGTATCGGAGGCATGGCGGCAGACGGTCATGCGTGGACCCGCAAATACGTCATGCCGCACCCGATGAAGGTCGGGGACTACTTCAAGGCGGCCGGCAAGGCCACGCTCGGTGTCGGCACAGCGGCGTTGCGCGGCGGGGTGTTCTGAGTGTCCAACTACTGCCACATCCTCAACAAGCCGCCCGTAATCGCGACGAACTACCGCGAGCGGCAGGAAATCTGCGCATCATGCGGGGCTGAATTCACGAAACGCGCGGGCAATCAGGTTCGCTGCAAATCATGCGCGGAGGCGCGGGCGGCGAAGCTGGCGAAGTCTGCCCTTCAGCGCTCGCGTGCGAAGAAATCACTTTCGAAGTAGCACCCCAAAGGAGAAGCACCATGGACCTATCGACACTCGCAAACGCGGCGGAATCGGCTCTTTCCACTTACGGTAATAGCCAAACCGCCGTCACCAATGACCAAGCAACCCCCGGCCCCTGTTCCCGCTGCCTAACCAACACCTCACTAAAACCGAAAAGGAGCTAACCGACTATGAACGTTATTGCAATCGCCTTACTCGCCATGGCCGCCGTCCAGCAGCAGCCCCAAAAACAGGCGGACGGCATAAAGCCGAAGATCCTCAGTATCGAAATGGTGCCCAGCGACGCCGAACTTCTCCCTCCCGCCTGCAAAGACGTTGCCAGCGGAGGATATCTGCACTTGGACGAACTCACCCCTGAGCAAGTCGGGGAAAGCGTAATCGAGCTTTCCAAGAGTGGCGCGGAAATCAAGTTGTGGGGCGTCGTCAACAATCGGATCTTCGTATCCACCAGATGTCCGAAGCCGACTAAATAGCCGAACCGCGCGGCGTGCTTCGGTGCGCCGCGCACCTCCACAACATGAAAAGAATACTGAGTATCGATGGCGGTGGAATTCGCGGCTCGCTCCCGGCATGCGCGCTGGTGGAGCTGGAACGGCAGACCGGAAAGCTCACGCGCGATTCGTTCGACTTCGTAGCGGGGACTTCAACGGGCGCGCTGATCGCCGCAGCTGTGGCGGCCGGTGTTCCGGCGACGCGCATCCTCGACATCTACCTGAAGCGCACTCCGGAGATATTCAACCACGGCATTGCAGAGGCTTGGGGATTGCGCCTCACGCGCGGATGGGCCTACGATCCCCGCAACATCGCGCGGGTGCTCGCGTCCGAATTCGGCGTCGCGGCGGACTGGTCGCTCAACGATTCGCCGATTCGCATCCTGCTGACGGCGCGCGGGGTGGGGCAGCAGCCCTGGTACTTCGTTCAGGACCGGCCGCGAAACGCGAAGACGACCGGCAAGCTGCACATAATCGATTGCGCGGTGGCGAGCGCGGCGGCGCCCACGTATTTCGCGCCGTGGTATGTTCCGCCTCTCGCGGGCTCGCTCGTGGGCTGGGCGTTCGACGGCGGTACAGGCGTCACCGGGAACCCCGTGTACCAGGCGTGCGTGGAGGCCTTCGAGTACGACGATTTCACGCCGGCCGATACGCGCGTCATCTCGCTCGGCACCGGCTTTCATCCCGGCGCCACGGTGAATCCACCGGAAGGACTGCTCGCAACGCTCTCCTGGACCATCGACTCGCTCACGAGCGCGCCGGAGGATCAGCAGACGGAAATCGTGCAACGGCACTACCCCGGCATCATGCAGCGCTTCAACTGGCCACTGCCTGCGGCTGTGGATATGGCCGACGTGAGCGCGGTACCTGGGCTGGTGGATATTGGCCGGAAGGTCGCGGCCGAGATGGACTGGAATTCGATTCTGGAGTAATACCGCATCAAAAAGGAGCAACTATGAAAGCATATACGCCCACTTGGGATACGCCTGTCGGCATTCAGTTCAACGGTCAGCCGTCAGGAGTTTCCGTCAATCCGAAACTCTGCCTGACGCCCGAAAGCGCGGTTGAGCTTGCGGCTTTATTCCCGCAATACATCTCCGCAATCACGTTCGAGTTTCCTTCCTCGCTCGGCGGCGCGTTCTCGTTCGAAGCGAGCAGCAACGCACACGGCGGAAAGGTGCCGTGGTTTAACTATGTCAACGGCACGAAGGACAACGCGGCGAATGTCGCCGGGATCTTCGACCACGGGTTTCCGATTGTCAACGCTCTGCCTTGGGCTCTGATGCAGATTCAGGGCGTGATGGACGCCGGAGAGTAGGATAATGATGCGGCAGGCTCTAATCCTCGTGGTGGCGCTTGCCGCATCCGCCAAGGCCCCCTGGGAACTAGCCAACGGTTACGCCGTGGTCTACAACCAGTGGGCCGCGATGCGCAACGAGCGCGTGAACGATCCAGCGAAAGTCGGCACCGTATCAGCGAAAGAATTTCAACTTTGGCAGCGCGTGAAGTCCGCTAGGCGCGCATTCGAAGATGCCATCGACGCGGAATATCGCGGCGAACGGTAAAACGTCCCGCAAGTAAACCAACCGCACAAAGGAGATGTCATGCGAAAGCTCTCTGTAATCACCGCTCTGCTCACGCTCACCGCGCTTTCCGCCTTCGCGCAAAGTGCTCATCCCTGCTCCGCGCACGATCAGTTCTGGGCGCACGTCTACAATCCGGAACGATTGACCGTTCAGGAGCCCTGCGTCTCCGTTACTGGCGTGATCGTGGATGCGACCTCCGGCAAGCGCAAGGATGGCCAGCGGCACGAGAAAGACGGCGACAACCACGGTTGGCTGAAACTGGATCCTGGCCAGGCGAAGTACCTCAACGCCGGGAACCGATCGCACGAGGGCGGCAATCTGGTATTTGAGGTGGCTTGCAAATACCCCGTCGGCCAATCCGATGCCGTTGCGGCGTGCGAGGGCTACGAAAGCCCGGTGCAGATACCGCCCGTCGGCACGCATGTACGGATCACCGGTAGTTGGGTACAGGACGATAACCACGCCCGGTGGCTTGAGGTGCATCCCGTTTTTCTAATCGAAGTGCTGGATGCGTCGGTATCGGCGATGCTCCGGAAGTAAAAGCTACTTGGGAACCCGGTTGTGCATCGGTTCAACACGATTTAACGCGAGTCGGGCCAGTAATGATTGCGAATAACCATTTCCATGCGCGCCTTGCCTGCGGGATTAGCGGAGTGGACTCTGACGCCACGTTCGGGCCATACTCCGTTTTCTTCCATCCAGCAGACCACGGTGTATCCGGTCTTTTCTTTGCTTGGCCGTCCGAGGGTCGATTCGATATCTAAGTCGTGGTCTAGGGACGCTTGGATAACGGTCCCGGTTTGCAGCGCGGCTATGGCCTCATCTGCAGTCTTGGCCCAGTGCCACCCAATGCAACCGTGCGCGGCGGGATCGCGTATGTCGTCAAGCCAAAGCCTCATCATATAACCCGTCTCCATTCTACATTTTATGAAAACCAAACTCACGCTCCCATTCGCGCTCGCGCTCTCTGCGTTCGGGCAAACCGTTGATACGCTCCCCGCGCACCTGATCGGCTTCGGCCCAACCTGGAATCGCGGTGCGAACAACCCGTACAGCGCCGATCTGAACTTCGCCGTCCGCGTCGGCACCACGAAGTTCTACAGCTACACATCCGTCGCCACGCCGATCAGTTTCCAGATCGCTGGCCAGCCGGTGGCGTCCTCGATTACCACAGGTGGCGCGTATGTCGCTGTGCAATCCGCGAGCGGCGCCGTCTCGCTCGTATTCATCGCGCAGGCGGGATTTTCTTCGCTCCAGCAGACCAGCACGATCGCTCCGCAGTTCAGCGGATCCGTGGGAGTTGATTTCCGCATCGGCAAGAGTCCGGTGCATGTGATGCCGTTTGCCAAAGCGGCGAATGCCAGCACTTCCGCAACGAGCGGGGCTCTCGCGACGGCTGTTCTACAGCCCGGAATTCAGGTGCTATTCAGCTTCGGAGGGAAGTAATGCAAACCTTCAAGTCATTCCTCGAAAGCTCTGCGGGCGAAGTCCTCGTCGCCTTTGCCCTGATGGGCGCTGGAACCGCAATGTATCTCGGCAAGATCCCGAAGGCCGAAGACGCCATCGTTGCGGGTTTGACGCTCGTGAGCCGCGCCATGATCGGAGGTCGTAACAGTGCCCAATAGCGAACAACTCGCCTTCCTGAAAATGGCCGCGACAGCAGCCGCCAAGTGCGAGCAGGAAACCGGATGCCCCGCTGAGCTATCCGTGGCGCAATGCGTCCTGGAAAGCGCGTGGGGAACACGCATGCCTGGGATGAACGCATTCGGCATCAAGGCGACCGATTCCCACGCCACTTACCAGCTCACCAAGGAATATCTCGACGGCCAGTGGCAGACGGTCCGCGCCGCCTTCGAAGCGTACGACACTCTCGCGGATTGCTTCATCGCTCACGCGCGGCTGATCCAGCGAGGCCGCTACACGGACGCGTGGCGCGACTATGAGCAGCGGTGCGACCTTGACGCCCTGGTCGACGGCATCGCGCACATCTACGCGACCGATCCGAACTACGCAGCAATGGTAAAGCAGATCGCGCACGAGCCCGCGGTAGCGGCTGCGCTTTCCGCCGCTCGCAACCGGGTGAACGTCGCGTGAGCCTCTTCCGCCACAAGCAGTGTGACCGCTGCAAAACGAAGCGACCGGAGTCCGCCGATGGAACAGAGCGAGAATAGCCGCCGCGATCGCGCTGGCATGGTAGCGTATGCCGCTGCAGCCGATCTCCTGGACGAACTCACGATCATCGTCACGGAGGTGGCCGATGCCCGCGGCGAGCTCATGGATGACGACTTGATGCAGCCGCGGCTTCGCAAGATCCATGCGGCCACGGAACGGCTGGCGTGCGTGGCATTGAGCCTTCAGGCATTCGCGAAGGTGCGCGGCGCCGGCGGGTACATCAGCGTGCATGACGGCCGGTCCCGCGTTTCGGTTGTCACTGGGTGCTGATTCACGCCGCCAGCGCGAACGGCACTTCCTCTGCCTTCGCTATCACGGCGCGCGCCCATTCCAGCATTAATCCCTGATACCGCTGCGGATCGCGCAGAATGATCCGTGCTGCCTGCTCGTTTTCGCGGGCGTAGCGCTCTGCCTTTTGTTGCGGGGTTTTCATGCGGAGCGGGCATTCGCGGGAGCGTTTGCGAATGCCCACGGGTGCGACGGCTGACGCCTTAACCATACAGCGGGTAATATCTTAGAATCAAGATTATTTGATGCGGGGGTGGGCGTTTACGCTCACTTGTCCGGTTTACTGGGTGGAGGCGGCGCGGGCGGATGAGGAGACGCTGGCCTCAACGTGTCCGGATGGGCGTCGCCGACGTGATCTCGCTTGAAGCGGTCAGGACGAGGCTCGGGCGGGCGTGGCGGAGGCTGGGGGTTCTTTTGTTTCCCTAGAAATGCGTCCAGAGGTAATCGGGCGGAATGGCCTGGAGGGTTTTGGCGTCTTCGCGCGTGAACATTTCCGAATCCGGATCGAGCTCGTCCATTGATTCGATACGCGTGTACGCCTCGTGCAGCATCTTGGCGTAGCCGAGGTGTTCCGGAAGCAGCCTGCCGGCGCGCTTCATCTCCGTGATCGCCAGTTCGATTTGGCCGAACAGTTGAGAATACGCAAATCGCAGGTTGCGGAGATCGCGGATCTTTTCCGACAGACCGAAGTAAGGAACGGTCCCGGAGATGATTGCCGCGATTCCCGACAGGATCGCTGCCGGATAGCTCGGGGCATCGGGAATGAGTAGAAGCGATAGGGTGCCCGTGGAACACAGGGCCGCGGCGACCAGTAGCGATCGGCTGCGACTCTCGAACTTCTCCGCGCGACAGCCGTAATACCGCATGTTCACGTTTGCGAGACGGTACAGATTGAACAGTCGGCACAACTCGGTGTGATACGGGTCCGGCGTCGCGGCGGATACGAGGGCTTCTACTGCCGATTCCATAATGGTTGCCCATATTATCTCCTATTGCGAAGCTTAAGTCTCTGGTTTTCTACTTCGCCCCGCACGCGCGTTCCGCGTCCTCCACAGCGATCCCCTTCCGCACCTGGGACACCCTGCACTCGCAGAACGTCTTCGCGTCAGTTCGCGCACCGACAGGTTTAAGACTCGGTTGTCGATTTTGCGGTCATTTGTCAGCAAGCCGCGGTCATTTGCCCGCGAGTTGCGGCGGATTGCGGCGGTATGTCGCGTGTGCTAACATTTGCATGAGTCTAGTGCTTTAGCAAGATTGGCCCATCATGCCGGACTAATACACCCGGCGCGGAAACGCAGATGGGCCTTTCTCTTTTTCCTTGACAGGCCGCCAGTGTCGTTTGTTATCGTAGGGGCGTATTCGGCTAAAGCGCAGTCCATCACTAGGTAAGTCCCTAGTCGGTTGGTTCGCGGGACTCCTTACCCCGGTTCACCCGGCCCGATAAAACAACGGCCCGCAGCAGCAAGGATTACGGACATAGGCACCGATGAAGTTGAGCGCTTGTGAAATCCCAGGCAACGGGCAGGTAGTTGATCCTGCAATCGCGGCTACGTCCTGGTCTCCGGCGTTCGAAGCATACTAAGCTAGCGCTCAACTTCAAGAATCCTTAGGTTCTGTGCTGAAGAAAGTCTTTAAACCCCTAGCGCTATATAGAACGCCAAGGGAAGCCGCGCTATGCCCTGACGTTCTGAGACGAGCGTTTCACTTTACGCTGACGCTGACATTAGCTTGGCTGGCGGCCCCGCCAATTATGACGGACACTTGTTCAGGGCCAGCCGTCAGCCCGAGCGGGATTGTCGCATTGACCTGTAGGACTCCAGCAATGAGCCCCGGAGCTTCCCCCGCGTAGGTCACAGTGGAAGGCTTGCCGCCAATGGTAACGGCTACAGGTAAAACCGGCCGCGGAATGTCACTCGCCGACCCGCATCCCTTCGCGCATGTTACGCCGCCGGACGTTCCAGCCGGGTATGTTTGCCCTTCGCCAGTGCCAAAAATCTGAATTACACTGCCGACCGTCGCCGGATTAGCAGAGGAATTCACGGTTCCATCTTGGTTCAGCGCAGCAGCTTGCCCTACTCCGTTACTAGCAGTGAAGATAGACGGCACCGCCTGCGTGATCTGAACATTTGGCGAAGTCGTCGTATACCATCCCCCGACGTAGCCGACCTGAAGGTACGCGTTGGTCCATTTGGACACCTCATACGGCACAACGGCGTTTACCTGCGTGTCGGTCGCATAAATCACGGTTCCGAAGTATTCAGCGAGCGCTCCATCGAAAAAGATCACTTCTGTGCTGGACGTCGCAGGCGGGAGTGTCCCCGGAGGTGGTCCGAGGTTCGTCCCGAATATCGAGATGATCTCTCCCGGTGATAGCGGACCAGCCGTGAAGCTGGCTGCGTTCACGATTGCCGTTACATGCGGTGGCGGAAGATTGGTTACAGGGGGCGCGAGGACCGTAATGGATACGGGGACCTTGAGTGCCGGCGCAAGTGGCGACACGACGCTAAGGTATCCCGTATACGTTCCGAGTGGCGCATTCGGAAACGAAAACTTTGCGCATACCTGCAACGGGGCGTTCAAAGCGTTCGACACGGGGACTCCTAGTTGTGGCTGAAGCCAAGTTCCTTGCGGCGACACTGCGATATAGGTAATGGATGAGTTTAGCGCCGCAACGCTCTCGCCATCGGACGACGTTACGTTTACGCACTGGTAGGGTGGCGTGGCACCAGGCGACGTCATCATGCTAATCGACGAAGGCGAAGCCGTCAGAGCGGCCTGCGCGTCCAGCCGGAAACTGGCTATCGCCAGTAGCCCAACAGATATGATTCCCCTCACGCCTTACGCCTCCTTGGAATTATCCCGTCGTCGCACGATTCCCCGCTTCTCATCGAAGTAGTATTTTGCGCCGGAATCTACCGCCCCGCGCTCAAGCCGCACACGCAGCCTGCCAAGCACCTTGCGCTCTTCTCCTTGCGCGAACAGAACGGTGTCCTGAACTCGAATCGCCTCTTCGTAATCGTCGTCAGTGATGACATCTTCAGGCAGTGGATCGCCGGTCATTGACAGCACGCGGGCGGGTGGCTTTCTTTCCGGATTCATTGGGCGGCGGGACCTCCTTATGCTCTTTCTTCCATCGTTCTATAGCGTTTAGAATGACGTGGTTCGTCGGCGATCCTTTATCTTTTAGGATCTCGATAAGCGCCGCCGCGTCGGGAACTTCTACCCACAGAGTGAGCGCTTCGGCGGCAGCTTCCTTATCCGCCATCCTGCGCTTGGGGGCCTCTTCGCGAAATCTCCAAGCCAGATCCTTGGGTAGCGTGAACGTCGTTTTAACGTTTTCTTCTGACATAAATTAATAAACTTTAATTCCGTAAAACCGTCGGTTCTTATTGACGGCTTTACGGCTTTACGGCATAATCGTGTACGTGAAAGCCTTAAATACCAAAAAACAGAGAGTACCAGAACCAGACGCCGGAATAAAGCGGACCTCGGTGAATGTCTCTGCGGATCTCTGGGAAGATCTGAAGGTTTCCGCCATTCGGCGCAAGATGACGACCGGGGAAGCGGTCGAGCGCGCCATTCGACTGTGGATCAACACTGGCGAATCCGCGGCCGCGTAGACCCCTAGGCCCCATTCTCAACAACGATTTCGAACTCACTAGGAGGAAGTGTGCCCGCATTCAAAGTTACTTCGAACTCGCGCCCCGCGAAATCCGCCAAAGGGACGATTCTGCAATTTCCGCAGATCGACGAACGCCTTGGAAAACCGCTGACGGCGCGTGAATCCGAAGCTGTTGCGCTGCTGCCTCTACCAAACAAAAATATCGCGGCTGCGATGGGATGCGGCGTGAGAACCGCAAAGCAGCATCTGGCATCAGCGCGGGCCAAGTTCGGCGCGGCCAACAGATGCGAGTTGGCAATGATGACCGTGACTCGGCGGGCCGCGTAATCGGAGGGATTTTATGGTCAAGCGAAAGACAAAAGAGACTGCGGCGGTATTCACGGCGTCTCAACTTGCCGTGGTGATCGAGCTAGTGCGCAAGCAACCACAGCGGGCCAGCACTCCGACCCCGCCGACTACGACGCGGCGGCTGGAAGTGATGAAGGCGAGGACGGCATGATCGAAATTCTCAATCGCTACACACGCGCGGTGATCTACGCGAGTGCCAGCGCCGAAACGATAGCCCAAGCGGTAGTTGAAGCGGCGAGGGTCCGCGCGAACCTCAGCTACGCGGACCTCAGAGAAGCGAACCTCAGCGGCGCGGACCTCAGAGAAGCGAACCTCAGCGGCGCGTACCTCAGCCGCGCGTACCTCAGCCGCGCGGACCTCAGAGACGCGGACCTCAGCGGCGCATACCTCAGAGACGCGGACCTCAGAGACGCGTACCTCAGCCGCGCGGACCTCAGAGACGCGGACCTCAGCGGCGCGTACCTCAGCCGCGCGTACCTCAGCCGCGCGGACCTCAGAGACGCGGACCTCAGCGGCGCGTACCTCAGCCGCGCGAACCTCAGAGACGCGGACCTCAGCGGCGCGAAAACCGATGCCGCCACCAAGATGGACCGCTGGTCGCTTGTGATTGTCGGATCGCGCCATGTCATCACGGCAACAGACCGTCTGGTTGCCATCGGTTGCCAGCGGCACTCACTGGACTGGTGGCTGGAGAACTACAAGACAGTAGGCTCCGAGAGCGGCTATAGCGCCGAAGAAATCGAAGAGTACGGCGGCCACCTGAAGCGGATCGAAGCCGCCGCGAACGCCCTGAAATCCGATCTCGTTGCGAGGACGGCATGACCCCGAACACCGTTTTCTACCGCCGCCCGGTCCACCAGCGGCCAGCAAAGCTGGACCCGGCGACGAATGACACCTGCTTCGGGCTGCTGCTCGGCTGCGCCATTGGCGCGGTGCTGTACGTGGTTGTGATTGCCGTGATAGCGATCAGCCACGGGTGGAAAGGATTTTAGAGATGAGCGAGGCGATATGGACGCCGGGAACGTTTGACATTCCGCTGGGTGATCGTCCGCCGCGAGGCGCGCGCCACGAACTGTCGATGCTTAACGGCAGGCATACGACCGTCGATGCCCTGCATTGGAAATGCTTCGCCGTAACGCCGGTTCTCGATCCTATTGGCGGTAAGCCGACGGCGAGCTTCGACCTCACGCATAAGCCAACGGGATTTCGATTCAACCTTGTGCTGACTCAGGACAAGGCCAAGCAGCTTGCGGAGAGGGTCGCTGATTTGGACTGGAATTTCACAGACCCGGCTAACATGCCACATCGAACCAGGCTGTTGGCCAGCCGGATACGCCGGGAGTTTTTAGCGAAATGAGCCTGCCTTCCTCCAACTCCAATCCGGCGCGGTCTGTTGGGTCCGCGCCGGAATTTTTCGGCATGCTCGCTGCCAAGGAAGCGGAGATTCGCGGCCGCCGGCGAGAGATCAACGTGGAGAGAGTCGCAGACTCCCAGGAACAAGCGGCCATCCTCGCCCGCAATGAGAACGAAGCGCTATGCTGCGCCCGCGACCGCAATCTGCTGATCGAGGTTCGCGCGGCGATGGTGCGATTACAGCGCGGAGAATTCGGATTTTGCCTCTCCTGCGAGCGCCCTATCGGCGATAAGTGGCTTGTGGCGCTTCCATGGGCGAGTAAATGCGTACGCTGCGCTGATGCCCAGGAGCGCGTTGCGCGTGAGCAGTTAGAGCCCTGCGGAAGATTGCTGGAGGAAACGATATGAGACGCATGGTCTACATGATTGACGGTGTATCAGTGCCAAAGAAAACGTGGGAAGCACGCCAGATTTGGGGTGAGTACGCCGGGGCGAAGTTCTCCGTGTACGAGCCTGCGCCGAAGCGGGAGTTCACGCGGTGAACGGGTTTTGTAGATTCTGCCACCGCCTGACCGCCGACTGCATCTGCGACGTGCTTCGCGCGGCGGGATGTTCGGAGCGAGAGATCGCGGCGTATCTGCGAATAGTTTCGAGGGGAGAGAAATAGCATGGCACAGATAAGCACGAAATGGACACCGGGGCCGTGGATGGTCAGAGGCAGACTCGGTTTCGCGAGTTACATCGTTGCCGAAGACGGTACGGCGATAGCGTGCGGATACGAGCATGGCACAGTGGCTGGAAATGCGAATGCCCAACTGATCGCCGCCGCGCCGGATCTCTACGATGCGCTGAAGGAAATCTGCGATGCGCTGATAGGTGCCCAGGCTGCGAATCCGGAAGCATCGGCGGAGTTCTTTGAAGAGATCGTTGAGATCGAGCCCGGCTACCGAACCAGAATGTGCGCCGCCCTCGCCCAAGCCCGAGGTGAGCAGTGACCTCCCTCGAATCCGCAAGCGACCGCGACTTCACCGAACAGGCGAACCCGCAAGAGCCCGAACCGGACCTCGGCGACGTGTGCCTGCACTGTTGGGCCGTGGGAGATCAGCCATGCGAACCAGAATGTCCGACGAGAAGGGGGAGAGCGTGAGCGAAGCCCGAAAGCGCCGCAAAGTCGAAGAGGCTGACATGAAAGATCACGTAATCGTCATCACCGTCTTCACTACGAATGACAAGCAGATTCGGCTTCCTGGGCTTTGCGAGTCCGACGCCTGGGATCTGGCCCACAAGTTAAGGCTATTCGGATTTGAGTGTGCTCAATGACCACAACTAAACAATTCGACCAGATGTGGCAGGGACACACCGTAGTCATCGGTGCTTCGGAGCCAGCACTCCACCAGTCCAGAGAACGCTTTGGGCTTCTCAACGTGCTTGGCTTGGCCGAAGAGAACCTTGGCTCTGATGGCTTCAAACGAGTAGCCACGGCCCATTCGGTTGGCGACCTTCGCCATGCCGTTCACGGCTTCAGTGTAGGCGTTCGTGACCTTGTAGTCGAAGTAGTTGAAGATTTCGGGACGCCAATTGTCCACGGCCCGGATGACCTCAAAGAAGGCATCGCAGGTCTTCTTATCGCCTTGAAGGTATTCCTTCCATGTGTCGTACAGGTCCATCGCTTCGGCTTTGGTCTTGCAGTCGTAGATCTGGAAGAAGTCTTCTTTGGCGTTGTATGCGTTGAACAGGATCGGGACCAAATCAGTCCACTCCTGCATTGCCCGGAACTCTTCGGGCGTGAGATCGTGGCGGCGTTTGAGAAGCAACTTACGGCCTCTCAGGAGCTTGCGCCGTCCTTTCAAATCCAGTCCTTCACGGAAGGTCTTACGGATCGTATCGAGTGCGTGGTTCGCCAGCTTCACCACATGGAACACGTCTACGATACAGATGGCATTGGGCAAAACGTCCAGCACGGCATCCCGGTACGGCTTCCACATGTCCATGGTGACGACCTGAATGCGTTCTTTCTCAGGCAAGCATTGGAGCCACTTCACGACGGTGGGCTTGTTCCTATCCACCAGAATGTCAACGACAGTGTTCTCAGCAACATTGGTCAACATGCAACGGGGTTTGCGGATCAGGAACAGTTCGTCGATCCCAAGCCAAACCGGAGTTTCCGGCATCCAGCCGTTGTTCAGGTTGCGAACGTGGTCAAAGAAGATGTTACGGACGGTCTTTTCGTCCCGGCCCACGTCGCCAGCAACTTGGGTGAAGGTGCGTTCCAGACTCAGGGTCTGGATGTGGTGCAACAGGCGAGTGGTCATCTGCCGCTTGTCGTCCATGAAGTAGAGCGGCTGGAAGAACGTCTTCTGGCATTCCAAGCATTTGTACCGCTGGCGTCGGACTTGAATCATGGCACGCTTGCCATGGATCGGGGTGTCGATGAAGCACTGGATCTGAACGCCGTGCCGCTTCAGTTGCGGCCCTTCAATGCCACACCGGACACAAAACTCAACGGGCTTGGTGAACTCGGCAGTAATCACCATATCGTGCTCATCTTCCCTTCGATCCAGCACGTTGTAGCCTTCCATTCCCAGAATGTTTGGCAAGAGAACAGGATAACAAGATCGGATTCTTGTGTGCTCACCGGGAGTACCAGATGAGTACCATGCGATTCGCTTACGCAGATCCGCCATACATTGGACAGGCGAAGAAGCACTACTCGCATGATCCGGCGTGCGCCGAAGTAGACCACCGGGAACTGATTGATCGGCTCGTGGCCGAATACCCCGATGGGTGGGCGTTGTCTCTTAGTTCTCCATCGCTCAAGTACATCATTTCGCTTTGCCCGGACGATGTACGGGTGATGCCGTGGGTGAAGCCGTTCTGTTCCTTCAAGCCGGGGGTCGGAGTGGCATACGCATGGGAGCCAATCATCGTTCGTGGTGGTAGGCCACGGACACGCCAACAGGCCACCATTCGGGATTGGGTAGAGGCCAACATCACGCTTCAGAAGGGTCTGTCCGGTGCAAAGCCCAAGCACGTCTGCTACTGGCTCTTCGATGTATTCAATGTACTGCCGGGGGATAGCCTTGATGACTTGTTCCCCGGCACTGGCATTGTTGGACGTTGCTTCGCTGAGTACACGTCCAAGCCAACCATTACAGACAGTCCGCTCTTCCAGTTCGATGAACGAAGTGCGATGGCAGTAGAAGACTTGGAGCGTCAGGGATACCACTTTAATGAGATCCCTGTTGGTGACAAATTACTGCGGATTCCAGTGTGCCCTAACACAGTGAAATCCGAAGAGAGAACGAATGAATGAACAGCGAACAATATGCGAAGCAACACACAAGAATCCGAATACCCCAAGTTAAACGACTACTACCCGGAAGCGTTGATTGAGGTGGCGCACAAGGGCATGAGGATCAGCGTATGACCCCGACCACCTACGCACTCCTCGCCCGCGAGCGCAAGGCCGCGAAGATAGCGGATGCCCTTCAAAAGATCGGCATCACCTCCGACGAAGCAGCCACGGCCACGGAGAACGAATATGGCATGGCGGCGGAACTGGCCGGCACGAAGGTTCCGAGTGCGGCGACCTGGGCTGTGGTGGTGGATATGTTGCGAAGGAGCCAAGCGGGAGCACTGGTATGACAGCAGCAGCGCGTCTCGAATTCGACGAGATAACGCATTCGTACACGATTGATGGTGCGCGCGTGCCGAGCGTGACGGCGGTACTTGAAGACGTCGGCATTATCGACTATTCCGCCATTCCTGACGGCACGCGCATTATGTCGCTGGAGCGTGGGCGCTTCGTCCACTCTCTCTGCCAATTCGATGACGAAGGCTCGCTGGATGAGAGCACGGTGGACCCGCGCTTATCTGGATACCTCCACGCTTGGCGCCGGTTTCGCTCGGACCATGGATTCCGGCCGGACCTGAATGAGCACCGCGATTACTGCGCTGCATTCGGATACGCGGGAACACTGGACCGCCGCGGCGTATTCGAGCACGTATACGGCAGCCCCGCGCCGACCGGCGAGGCGTTGATAGACATAAAAACAAGCGTGGCGCCATTTTGGGCCGCGTACCAGACTGCCGCGTACGCCAACTTTTTTGACAGCCCCGCGAAGTACCGACGCATGGCGGTGGAACTCCACGCCGACGAGACGTACCGCGTGCACGAATACCGGTGCTCGGACTTCGCAAAACATCTGAACGTTTTCCTCGCGGCACTCGCCGTTTACAACGCCAAAAGGAGCACCAGGTAAATATGAGCGCACAACCAATTACAGCAGCACCTCCAATTTTAGAAGAACGCGCGATGACCATAACTCAGCGCGCCCAAGCGATTCGCGTGGTGGATCAGCTGAGTTACGAACAGGCCGCAGAGATGCTCCTGGGCATCAAGGATCTGCGGAGGGAAGCGGAGGACCATCACCGTCCAATGATCGATGCCGCGCACAAATCGTGGAAATCGGCGCTCGCCGGTCTTCATCGAATCGATGGCCCACTTTGCGAAGCCGAGAAGATCCTGAAAAACGGCATCGGTGGTTACGAGTCCGAACAGCGGCGTCTCCAGCAGGAACGCGAACGCGAAGCGCGGGAAGCGGCGGAGCGTGCGCAAGCAGAGTTGCTGGAAGCATCGATCGAAGCGGCCGAAGCCGAAGGCGCGAGCGTAGAGGAAGTGCGAGCCATCATCGAACAGCCGATGGTCGCGCCCACGGTCACGGTCGCGCCGACGATTCAGAAAGTCTCCGGCGTGAGCATGGCCAAAACGTACCGCGCCGAAGTTTCCAACCTTCGCGAACTTTGTAAGGCAGTGGCGTTAGGCACGGTTCCCGAGGCCTATGTCACCGCGAACATGCCGGCGTTAAACGGCGTGGCGCGTTCAACTCGGGGCTCACTCAGAATTCCCGGCGTGCGCATAGTCGAAGAAACCAACGTGCGTGCCGGGCGGAGATAAACGAAATGGCAACTCAAACGACAGCACCACCGAACAACGCGGTAGCTAGACAGCAGGCGCCTACTGGCCTCGCGACCGTCCAGAACTTGCTCGAAAAATTCAAGGGCCAGATTCAGGTCGCCCTGCCCAAGCACATGACTCCGGAGCGCATGATTCGCGTAGCGCTCACGGCTATGTCGCAGAATCCGCTACTGCAAAAGTGCGATCCACTGACGGTCTGCGCCTCGGTAGTGCAGGCATCGATTCTCGGCCTGGAGCCGAACAGCGCTCTCGGCGAGGCCTATCTGATCCCGTTCTGGAATCACAAGGGAAATGGCGGGCGCGGCGGCTACGATTGCCAACTGCAGATCGGCTACAAGGGGCATACGAAGCTCGCTCGTAACTCCGGCGAAATCGCAATGATCGATGCGCAGCCCGTGTTCGAGGCTGACGAATTCGACTGCGAAAAAGGAGACTCGCCGTACCTGAAACATAAGTGGGCGAAGACTGGAAGCCGTGGGAAGATCATCGGGTATTGGGCCGGATTCAAGACGAAGGATGGTACCTTCTCTTTCGAATACTGGCCGTTAGAGCAGATCTACGAGCACCGCGACAAGTACAGTCAGGGAGCGTACAAGCGCGAGCGCGGCAAGGTCGTTCTCGACGAAAAGGGGCAGAAGGTTCTTCAGGGTCCGTGGAAAGATAGCCCTGACTGGATGTGCCGCAAGACCGTCCTCATTCAGGCTCTAAAACTGGCACCGAAGTCCGTGCACCTGGCAACTGCGATCGCTCTCGACGAGGCTCACGACGCCGGCATCCGCCAGCAGTTCAGCATCGACGTTCCGCTGGAATTGCAGCCTCCGGTGGAAGCGGAAGACACCGATCCGCCATTGCAAGAGCCGCAACGCACCGGATCGTCGGAAGCCGCGCCGAAACCCTGTACCACGAAGCCGCCATCGATTCTCGACGACAGCGACGAATTCGACGGCGACACCCTGCTCTGGCAGAAAGTGAAGGGCGTCGTATACCACCTGAATTCGGACGGCAAGGGTTACCACAAGCATTAACGGGCTCGGAGGCGCTAGCGATAGCGCCCTCTGGTAGCCGCTGGCAACGTTCCGGTTTCCTGGGGAGGATCTGAGGATTGCGCCAGCGGCTACCTGAGCAAAAAACGGCTATTCGGATTTGAGTGTGGAGAAACGTTGAAATGACATTGCATCCAAAATCGGATTCTGGTGTGGCTTCTGGTGACGGTCGGGAAAGTATGCCGTTACGGGCCGTCGTTCAGGACGGCAATCTAGTCGTCTCCATCGGTATCCGCACGCTGGCTTTTGCCTTTGAGAATGGCGAGGGAAACAACCCGTATGACGAGTCTTCAGGGAAGTTCAAGCGGGAGTTCCAGATAGCCGATCCTCTTCAATTTGCCGAAGATGTCTGCCACGAAATCAACGATGAGGAAGAGGACGGCAGCACGCCGCTGACCCGATTCTTGGATTACATGATGGACAAGGCTGTCGATAACGGCAGTCTCGGAATCTTGGACCCGGAAGACGATGAACCACACGCAGCGAATCCCGATGGAGTTGACGGTGATGGAGCAAAAACCACACCAGAATCCGAATAGCCCAAAAAAACAAGGAGAAATATGCAAGTCAGCCCGATCGAGAAAGAAGCCATCAAAGCGGCCATCGAAGAAGTACGCCAAAACTGCGAGCGCGTCTACGGCCAGCAGCCGGTGGGCGATTGGCGGTCGCGACTAGTGCTTCAGATTTATCAGCGCAACATGCGCGAGATGGCGGAGCGGAATTAGAGCGATGTACACCATCCACAAAAAGCGCCTCTGCGAAGACTGCGGCTGCGGTCAAACCTTGCCGGAACATCTACAGTCGTGCGAATGCGCCTGTCATCCGCAGGACCGAGAGTCTGGTCCGCTCGTGAATAGCGCCGGCGCGGCGGTGCAGCAATGACCACCCTCCGTCGCCTCTGGTGCCGCGCCTTCCATCGCAAAACCCTTTGGCCGATCCACGGAACTTACATTTGCGCGGTCTGCAAGTTGGTGCATCCCGCGTGGGAGTCTGAGGTGGTTCGGTAGTGTGGCTACACGTCCCATCCGAATGCTCTCCCTGTTCTCCGGCGCCGGTGGACTTGACCTCGGAATCCGAATCGCTCTACCAGGCGTTCGAACACTCTGTTACGTGGAGAGGGAACTCGCGGCCTGCCAGATCCTGGCGGCGCGCATGGCCGATGGATCGGCTGAGCCAGCACCCATCTTTACGGACATTGCCGCCTTCGATGGCCACCCGTGGCGTGGAGCAGTGGATCTCATTGTGGGCGGATTCCCTTGCACCGACCTGTCCGTCGCCGGGAAACGCGCCGGCATCACCGGAGAACACTCGGGACTCTGGTTTGAATACCTCCGCATCATTCGCGAGGTGCAACCCCGATGGGTCTTTATCGAGAATGTGCCGGCAGTTATCGCTGATCCCGCTGGAGGAATCGTACTCGGAGGGCTTGCCGAAGTCGGGTTCGATGCGGAATGGATATCTCTTCGAGCGTCCGACGTGGGAGCGCCCCACAAGCGGGAGCGGGTCTTTATCCTGGCCGTCTCCAAGGAGCGAGGATTCCGAGAGTTGCGGCAATCATCCGGGAGCGAACGATTCGTTGACGGGAATGGCTGGCCCGTGGAACACGCCGTCAACGGAGGACACCAAGACGGATGGACCAGCGGTTCTGGAGAGGTACGGAACGGCCGCCATGAAGACGTGCGACATGAGACTTCGGAATCAAATCGAGGCATGGGCGACACCGCGGGCGAACGATCCAGAGAAGCGCGGGAACTTCGACCCCACGGACCCGATGACGGGGATAGCGGGGCAGGCGGCGATGTGGACGACTCCGCAATCCCACGACACAGCACCGGGAGATCCGAGCCGAGTAGGGCGGTACGGGACGGAGCACGGCGGCCGGAATCTGACGGACGACGTGATGCTGTGGCGGACGCCGGATGCTCCGGGGAGCGGCGATCCAAGGAATCGCCAGAACTCAATCGGCAACGGACATCAGGTGACGATTGCCGAGCAAGCGGAGAGCTTCTGGTACACCCCGAACACCCCGAACGGCGGACGCCCTGTATCTGCGGACGTTGTGGAATCGAAGGGGCAGACGGAGGACGGCAAGCGGCAAGTGGGGCTGGAGAGTCAGTCGCGGCATTGGCCGACGCCGGCGGCGAGGGATTACAGGAGCGAAGCGGGGAGCGAAGCGACGGTAACGCACTTCAACCGCGCGGCGGGGCCGAGTTTGCCGGCGATGATCGAGCACGGATTTTCCCTCCCGGACCCGCAGACCGAGACGGATGGGCAGAGCTCTTGCGGACGCACCCGCACTTCGCGCCTGCGATTGAACCCGGCCTTCGTGTGTCTGTTGATGGGCTGGCCCTGGTGGTTGACGAGGCCCGAACCGATCAGCTTCGCGCGGCGGGAAATGGAGTCGTGGCTCTCTGCGCAGCGCTGGCATTTACGGTCCTTGCTCACCGCGCGGGGCTTGACCTGTCGGAATTCGGAGGACTGTTGAAGTGACATGGACTACCAATCTGAAATCGCCCGCTGCGAACGGGAAATGGCCGAATGCGAAGCGTACGGCGGCAAAGACGGGTTCGGGGCACTCCTTGGATTTTGCGATTGGTGGGGTGAGCGGAGTTTATTGATGGCAGAAGCGTTGAGGGCACCTTTTCCTTACTTCGGCGGAAAGTCAAAAGTCGCTCCTTTGGCGTGGGAGCGGTTCGGGGACGTGCCGAATTACGTAGAGCCGTTTTTTGGCAGCGGCGCGGTGCTTTTGGGCCGTCCAACCACACCAGGTGTTGAAACAGTGAACGACCGCGATTGTCTGCTCGCAAACTTCTGGCGGGCACTCCAAAATGACCCAGATAAAGTAGCGCGGTATGCCGACAATCCCGTAAACGAAGCAGACCAGCACGCGCGCCACTTATGGCTCGTTCAGCAAGAAGAGTTTCGCGAGCGAATGAAGACCGAGCCGGAGTTTTACGATGCAAAGATTGCAGGATGGTGGGTATGGGGACAGTGTATTTGGATTGGCTCTGGATGGTGCGCGGTACAGCTACCCCACCTCGGGGACGCGGGCAAAGGGGTAAACCGACAGCTACCCCACCTCGGGGACGCGGGCACGGGCGTACATCGTAAGCTACCCCACCTCGGGAACGCGGGCACGGGGGGAGCATGGATAAGCGACCCCACCTCGGGAACGCCTTCGCGCCAAATCCCGTTTCTCAACCGTCCCGGCGCTGGAATCAACGCCAAAAATCGGCGCAATGCTCTTACGCAATACATGTGCGAGCTGGCGGAGCGGATGCGCCGCGTACGGGTATGCTGTGGCGATTGGTCGCGGGTGTGTGGGCCTTCGCCTACGGTCAAGCTCGGCATTACGGGAGTCTTCCTAGATCCTCCATACGCAGACGAAGCAGACCGCGCAGACTCACTGTATTCGACAGACGATCTGACCGTTGCCCATGCAGTGCGCGAATGGGCTGTCGCCAACGGAGATAACCGCAATCTTCGCATTGCGCTTTGCGGCTATGACGGGGAACACCAGATGCCGGATTCATGGGAGTGCATCGCGTGGAAAGCGCGCGGCGGGTATGGATCACAGGGAGAAGGACGGGGCCGCGAGAACTCAGGAAGAGAGCGGATATGGTTTAGCCCGTTCTGCCTTCGACCGCAAGAGAGCCTATTCCACGCCCTGAATAGCGCACTGCCAAGCGACGCCGAGGCCGTAGCATGACCCCCGACCTGAACCTTACCGCCGGGGAAATCGTGTGGATCTGCCGAGAATACGGCTCCCTCATGCAGGCCACGTACAACGAAACGATCTCCGCGATCGCCGCGTGTCCCGCGTGCGATGCGGACGTGGACCAGCACTGCATCGGGCAGTACGGAAGGCGGCATCGCGGCTCGCTTCACTCGGGCCGGCGCTCTGCGGCCGAGGCGTGGCGCAAGGCCAATCGCGACGAATGGATAATGCTGCGCGATTCGATCTTCCTCTCGCTGGTGCGGGAGAAACTGGCCGAGCGGCAGATTGCGGGGCGCGCGGCCGAGTTGATTCTCAGGCAGGCGGATTCCAACTTCGACATTCGGAGGGCGCTATGAACTCCAAACCTTGTTATGGATGCCCGCTGCGCCACGTTGAGGCAGAGTCGCGAACTGGCAGCCTCATTCGTAAGCGATGCCCGATCCTTCAGGGGAAGTTGGACGCGGTACGCGGGCTTGGACTGAAGTCAATCGATTTTGAATGCTCGACCAAAACGGCACTGTTCACGCCGGGGCAGGGAGTTGCGTTTCTCGGCAGTAGCGATGAGCGAGGAGAATATGGCGAAAGGCCCTACGAAACCTACGCCGGGTTTGTGATGCGATGGCGCGGCAATAAGGTGCTAGTGGTGTCTGAAGAGACGGACAGCCCATTTTGTTCCATCTTCCCGAATAGGCTCACGCCTGTGTCGGATCGCAGGCGGGCGTGCATCCATTGTGGAATGCCAGAGGGCGTGAACATCAAAGTCAAGGGTAAGTTCGACGCCGAACCTCACGCATGGGTATGCAGGGCCGAAATCGGAGAGGGGGGAGACGGCATTCTCCCGTGTGAATACGGATCAGCTACGGAGGCCGAAGCGTGACCGGCCCGCGAGCTCGTCCGCATCCTCGCTGAGAACGTCACGTTCCCGCCTAGCACTACAAGCTCAACGTCATTGGTGACCGCGCGCGCGGGTACCGTTTTGCCGATTCGGATGAAGAGTTCGCGGAGTACCAGGGGGGGGGGAATATTCGACAGGCAGTTACGACAATGCGGCGGGTGCGGGCGCGGATCGGCGAGAAGCGCTTTTCGCGGATTGCTCGTGAAGATGAAGGTTGCAGAGGCCTTGCAGTTGGGTGCCGATTTACAAACCGGGGTAAGTGAAAGGAGATAGATGCCGTGGGCAAGCCAAAGAAAATCAATTTTGAACTGATCGATGATGTGGAATCTGAACCGTATCAGATCCTCAATGAGATGCGCCGCTTCCATGACGGCATTCGTGAGGCGGCAATCGCGCTCGCGTGGCGCAAGGGCCTGACTCCGGACACGGACGGAAAACTGATACTCGGCAAGTGCATCAAAGCTTCCGACTTACAGCGCGAATTTGCCGCGTACGATTTCGTGATCTTACTCAACCGCGAAGTCTGGAGCGATCCGGAGTTCACCGACGATAAGAAGCGCGCGCTGATCGACCACGAACTCTGCCACGCGGCGGCAGCGTATGACGTTGATGGTCCGAAGTATGACGAGCGTGGCCGGCGCGTATTCCGCACCCGTAAGCACGATATCGAGGAATTCTATGAGATCGTGCAGCGGCACGGCTGCTACAAACGTGATCTGGAATTGTTCGCGGAGGCGCTCAGGAGGAAGCGAAACACGCCGCTATTTAAGGACGAAAGCACGAACATAGAAATACGCACGGGAGAGGGTAAGGTTCTGTATCGCGGGACCGGCGAAGAGCTTCACGACATCGCGGAGAAGATGGCGGAGAAGGTTCAGTGACAATCACCGTAATTGGACTCCCGGCTCCTCAAGGCTCAAAAAAGCACATCGGCCACGGCGTAATGGTCGAGTCCAGTAAGAACGTTAAGCCGTGGAGAGAGGCAGTGGTTTGGGCCACTCGCGATGCGATGGAGCGGCCGGACCACATGCCGGACGCGCGGCTTCTCGGTCCAGTGGAAATAGGAATCGTATTCACGGTTCCGAAACCAAAGAGCGCCCCTAAAACGCGGCGCACGTTTCCAGACCGCAAGCCTGACTTGGACAAGCTGTGCCGATCCACCTTGGATGCGATTGTTACTGCTGGCGTTATCGAGGATGACGCGCGAGTGATAAACCTCTCGGCGGTAAAGGTATATCCGAATGAGGGAATCGGGGCTCTTGACGTTCCGGGCGCGGTGATTCGGATTACGAATGCGAGTTAGCCGATGGATAACGGGCAAAAACGTATAGGGCGAATTTTGTTGAATTCCGCCGTGATAGGGTGGAAAATAGAGATTCAAGGTTCCGCCGGCCAGCGGGATTTTGATGCTGTTCTCTCCGATGCAGCGGGTCGCCTTCTCCTTAGAGGCGGCCCCACTTCGGAAAGAACAACCCGTCTAAGGAGCGGGCGTCGATGACTAAACCAGAAGGCTCTCTAGCCACAATACCCCTAACGGAAGCTGTATCCAAAGTTCTGTTCGGCGACCAAAAATGCAGCCAGCACGATATCCTGCTTGCGATAGCGCTTATAACAGAACAGTCGCCACACTTCTCAGCCGCCAGAAAGTTCTCTGCCATAGCCGAATGGCTCGAATTCGCGGAAGCCGATGAAATCCTGAAGAAATTGCCGTATAAGAGATTCTTATCTGGCGGGGTGTGGCGATCTATTCGTGAGTACCTGTTTGAGATTCGCGGTCGAGCGTGCCAGGTGTGCTGCTCGTCTGAGCGTCTTCAAATTCATCACAGCACCTACAAGCATCGCGGATCGGAGTATAAACACTTGAACGATCTAGTTATACTCTGCCGCGACTGTCACGCCAAATTTCACGGCAAGTTGCCCCAGGAGCCAGCATGAAGGGAAAATTTCCAGCATTCCAGTTCTACCCGGACGCTTGGCTGGCATCCACAACTGTCTCCCTGATGACTCCCGCTGAAGAGGGCGCGTACCTGCGGCTGTTGTGTCACGCATGGCAATCTAGCGATTGCGGAATTCCAGCAGACGATGAGACTTTAGCTGAGTTATCGCGCCTGCGGACTCAATGGAAGAAGAGTTCCGGCAAGATACTTTCCAAGTTCGAGCGCGTTGGCGACCGCCTGTTTAATCCCCGCCTCATAGAAGAGCGCCAGAAACAGCTTGATTGGCGCAGTAAGTCAGCGCGGGGTGGAAAGCGTTCTGCTGCAACAAGATCATCGAAGGGTGGTTCAAGGGTGGTTCAACCACACTTGAAGGGTGGTTCGGTTTTGGTTGACGAAAACAACGAACCAAAAGGCAACATTTCTTCTTCATCTTCATTTACAGATAATGCTGGTACAAAAAACGTACCAGCATTAGAGATTGTCCCTCGCACGCTTGACGTTGAGCACCCATCTCCACGCTTTACCGAGTGGTGGGCGCTTTGGTCATCGGTGAGGGGGACCAACCACCGCATTCAAGCGGAGCGGACATATTTCCGAACGGTATCCGTGACGAATGAGGAATCCTGCTTTAACTGCACGCGGAGCTACCTTGATTCGCTAACCAGCCCAGCCAAGGGCTACAACCCAGAGAACTTTCTGGAAGAACAGGCGAAAGATGAATTCCGCGCGACGTGGCCAAAGGCCCGTGACTCACCTACTTCCCGTGAGCGTTGCTTTACGTCAGACGTAGCGGAAGTGTTCGGCAAGAGAATGCTAGAGGATGGTAAGCCATGGTGAACGTAGCAGAAGCGGCGAAGGAAATCGCCAAACTCGGGATGCTGAAATATTTTCCAGCTGACAAGGAGGCGCGCGCCGCCATCGTGCAAATGGTCTGCGAAATGGCCGCTAACAACGCGCAAGTGGCATGGCTTGTGAAGCGCGCACTAGCCCTCTACAACGAGTGGCCCGGGCCAAATGAGCTTCGCGCGGCGTTCTGTTCTAAGTTCCGGCCGCGCGATGGAATCACGGCGTATTCACGGATCTACGCAGATGGAATTCCCAGCGAGAAGCAGGGATTTGCCGCGGCGTTGCCGTCGCCGGATCGAAAAGCCCTCCCCGCTGGCGCTGCCTCTGCCGACCCCGAACTTGCCGCTGAGGTGAAAGCCTCCGTGAAGCGCCTACAGAATGCCCCGCTTTCGCGCTCTGGGTTCGCCAGAACGATTGCCGAGGTGGTAACCGCCCCGCAGGACCGGAAAGCGCTTCCGGGGCCAACGGAGCAGGTTATAACGCGAGAGGATTGCGAGCGAGCTGTCGAAGCGAATCACGCGGCAAAACGGGCAGAGGCGGAAAAGGCGTGAGCGAAACCCTCCATGTCGTCAACTTCAGCGGCGGCCTGTGTTCTTTTTGGGCAGCGCATCGCGTGAAGGAGCGCTACGGGACGGAAAACATGGTCCTCCTAGAGAAACCGGAGGAGCAACCGAGGTGATGCTGGTAAAAACTGAGGTTCGACCCTCCCCTATCCACGGGAACGGCTGTTTTGCCGCCGAGTTTATTCCAGAGGGTAAGACCGTTTGGTGTCACATCGAGCGGCTTGAGAAATCGCCAATACACCTCTGCGATTTCTGCGACGACGCGCGCTTTATCAACCATTCCTTCGACCCAAACACCGGGCCAAGCCCTTTCGGTGAAACCATTGCACTTCGCGACATTCGAGCCGGAGAGGAAATCACTGAGAACTACTGGCGAACCGTCCCGCACCTGGCCTCGAAAGAACCTAGCGCTTCATGGTTGCTCTATGAGCAATCGGAGGAACCAAATGCCGAATAACTGGAGAGTCGGGTCTAAAATCCCACTGAACGTCTATGAAGGCGACCGTCCGGTGTGCCAGTGCCACTCGGAAGAGGACGCGAGACGGATTGTTGCAGCGATGAACGCCTCTGCGGGAGAGGGCGTTTCGTTAATTGCGGCAGAGCGTCAGCGGCAAGTATCGGTCGAGGGTTGGACGCCAGAACACGATGATGAGCACCAGTACGGTGAATTGACATTGGCCGCAATGTGCTATATCGAGGCCAAACCAAGCCATTTTCACCGCAACATTAGGCGGTGGCCGTGGGATTCAAAGTGGTGGAAGCCGAAGGACCGCATTTCCAACTTGGCCAGGGCCGGAGCGTTGATCGCCGCCGAGATTGACCGACTGAAGCGCGCCCGAGACCTTCAAACGGAACGCGAAGTTCTGGAGGGCAAATGACAACCGGAAACCACGGTCTTGACGCGTTGGCGGATTCGATAGCCCAGCGCGTCATCGAAGAGATGAAAAATTCGCAGAAAGAGCAGAGAATCACCCCGCGCTTGCTATCAGTGGATCAGGCGGCGCAATACCTCTCGCGAACCAGCGCGGCAGTTCGCCGTCTGATTTCGAGCGGCAAACTGAAATCCGTGCGGATGGACGACCGCGTATTTCTTGATATCCAGGACCTTGACCGCATCATCGAAGCGTCGAAGGGCGTAGAATAATCACCCATGGGACGAAGGCCAAAAGGCACCGGATCGATTCAGCCGCACGGCACGGGCTTCCGCATCCAGTATTTCGTGGATGGTGCCCGCCGTCGCGAGACGTTCGCCACGTGCGAAGAGGCCGAGGCTAAACTCCTAGACAGACTCTCAGCCGCGAAGCGCGGGAGCATTGCCCCGGAAAAAATCTGCGTCGGTGATCTGATTGACCTGGTGATTGAGGATTACGAGTTTCGGCGCCTGCGCTCCGCAGCGGTGGTGAAATGGCGGGCAGAAGCGCACTTGCGGAAAGCATTCGGGAAAGTACGCGCCGCCAAACTGAGCCAAGATCACATCAAGCGCTATGTCGCGCAACGGCGATCTGAGGGCGCTACAGACGCGACGATCAACCGTGAGCTGGCCATCGTGCGTCGCGGATACACCTTGGGAGCGCAGCAAGACCCGCCATTGGTCCACAGGCAACCGTACATCGCGAAACTCGACGAAGACAACGTGCGGCAAGGGTTTTTGGATGCTAGCGCCTATACTGCCCTATTAGCCGAGCTACCGGAGCGACTGAAGGCCCTGTGCGTCTGCGCCTATCATGTCGGCACGCGCAAGGGTGAGCTTCGCAAGATCCGGTGGGATCAGGTGGATTTCGAAGCGCTGACAATCCGACTCACGAAACGGCAGACGAAAGGAAAGCGCCCGCGCACAGTTCCCATTTACGGGGACATGCTGCCATGGCTGGAAGCACAGAAGGAACGCTGCCCGCAAGGTTGCCAGTGGGTATTCTTCCACCACAGCAGGCCGGTCGGGGCTCAATTGCGCGGATGGCGCGAAGCCTGCGAACGTGCAGGAATGCCGGATCTGCTGTTCCACGATCTGCGCCGTTCCGCAGTGCGCAATATGGAGCGGGCGGGAATACCGCGCAAGGTGGCAATGGAGATCAGCGGACACAAAACTGAATCGGTTTACCGCCGCTACGATATCGTGTCTAGCGATGATCTGCAATCAGCCGCCAAGAAACTCGCTGAGTTCCATTCCCGGAAACCAGAGCTTCGGATCGTCAACAAGTAGAGCCTCAGTGCGCTCGTGGCTTTCTGCAGTGCATCCAAGCGGCACGCGCCGATGGCTGCTCAACTCCACATCTGGAACAGAGCGTTGGTACGGGCTTTCGGCCACCAGCCGCACTCGGGGGAAGTTCGCCGGAGCGGACTTTGGCAGCTTTCGCGAGCGCGGCTTTGCGAAGGTGCTTCTGGAGGGCGTTCATTGCGACGGCTACCAAACCACCGAATACAGGCTGCGGACGTTGTCGCGGTAGATCGTTTCCCCCTTCGCGAATCCGCCTCCCCCTCGAATAACCATGGCCGTGGACTGGTTCGGCTTGCCGCCGGGGAGCGTCACGCGGTGACGGCTCGCCGCTTTTTTCGCAGCCTCCTCGCTCGAATGTGCCGAATACACGCACGTCGTGTTGCCCTGCCCAAATCCGTCTCTATCGATCACTGCGTACTGTTTCGTCATCGTCTTTTTCTCCTTCGCCTCAACTTCCGGCCTCAAGCCTCCCTCGCGTCCCGCTTTTCGCCCGTCTCGGTATCGAGGATCGCCCAAGGATGGTGCGCCCATGTGCTCGCGCCCACTGGGTTGCGAATCTGCTTTGTCCGCGCATACACTTTCGCCTTTTCGAGCGTGTCGAACTCAGCGACGACTCCAGTGTGCGGCTGGTTAAGTCCGTTGTCGATTCTGACTACTTGGTATCTCTTGTCCATCGTCTTTCTCCTTCGCCGATCACTTCCGGCTACATTCTGATATTAGGATACTGCTGGCAGAATGTCAATAGGAAAATGCAGAAATCTGCGAAGCACTTGTTAATTGTGGAGATGGGAAATAGGGATGGGTGACCCTGGCGAAGTATAAGCCCCAGGATAAGCCCCATGACTTTTTTACGATTCTCTATAAGTTGTTGGTGCGGATGATAGGACTTGAACCTACACTCCCTCGCGGGAACTGGAACCTAAATCCAGCAAAGGGTTATCGCCGGTCTTATCTTGCTTCACTTTGGATCGGTCTTGCCATGAGGCGGCAGCAGGCGTACAGAGGCGATAAGCCCCACGTAAGCCCCAGAGCTTAAAACATTTCCTTGACTCCACGTTGTATTCGGGGATACCGTGTAATCGAGCGTGCGCCTTTTCACCGCTCCGCGACTGGCCGCGAAGCATGAAGCCCAGCACCTGATTCGCAGCACCCCCTTTTCAACCCCATTCCCTTCATATGCGCATACCGCCCAGCAGATTGGCCAGCGTGCTCACCCCTGGATCATCGTTTCAGGTGCGCACATCCGAATATCAGCCATTTGACCGCGCCATGCCGTACACCGAGGCTCTGGCCGCGGCGATTCGCGGCGAGATCGAGGGTATCGCGACCAGATCCGGGCACATCAAGTGCCTCCGGCAGTTGGCAGCGAGCGAGCGGCCCGTCGTGCGGCCGGAAGCCGGCGCCGAACTGGCGCCGAAGGGATCGAGTTCCGGCGTGGTGGCGCAACTCAATATGGGCGTCTACCGGCAAGAGGTCGAATCGGCGGTGAAGGATGAATGGGGAGTGCCGACGCGCATCATCATCGGCCACGTCTACGCGTTCTGCCAGTTGCGCCACGCTGGGATGTGATGCAGTCCGGAGCCCGATTCATCGCCCGTGAGCGCGGCACGTTCGAAGCGCCACGCGAATCTGAGCCGGAGCGCGACAAGGCAAAGGCTTTTTGCGGAACGTTTTACGACGCCATCAGAATACACATGGATGGTGATGAATTCGCGCGGTTTTGCGCATGGTTTGCGGGGTTGCCGTGACGGATCTGCTCACCACCATCTACCATGTAGCGGAGATCGTCATCGCCATTGGATTTCTGGCTGGGGTGTTCGTATTAGCGACTCGCGGCAAGGCAAAAAACGCAATCGCCGCCGAATGGAAAGAACTGGCGACAGCCAAGGCCGCAAAGATCACCGATCTTGAATCGCGGGTCTCGCATCTCGAATCGGAACTTCGCGCCGTGCGCAGTGAGAATGATGAATACCGCCGGCTGAACCTGGAGTACCAGGCAGAGGTAGTTGAGCTGCGACGAAAGGTCGTGGAGCTTGAACGGGAAGTGCAGCGGCATGGACGTTGAAGCCAGCGCGAACCGCAACCACCTGACACTCCGCGATGGCAAACTCACGCCCTGCGTAGATCCGAAATGCGCGTGCCGGCTGTTCGCAACGAAGCACACGAAAGTGGTCGCGTCGGTCGCGAAGCGAGCGGAGTAACTACTAATCAGTTGTTTGTTACTTACTCCCTCCGCTGAAGCGTCGGGTTCAGGGTAGCAGATAATCGCGGCATTCGACAACGGTAATTTTAGAAGCAGATGTGCAAAAGCTTGGCAGGCCAACGCGATTCACCAAAGCGATCGCCGATAAAATATGCGAACGTCTCGCCAATGGTGAAACCCTACGGGCGATTTGTCGCGATGAGGGCATGCCGCGCGAATCTACTGTTAGAGCGTGGGCGCTCAACGACTTAAACGGATTTTATGCGCAATATACACGCGCTCGCGACCTCGGCCTCGATGCCCTTTCCGATGAGACTTTGGAGTTGGCGGATATCGTCCGTGAGGGCGTAAAGGTAAAGCAGTACTCCTGCCCGCGGTGTCAGGGAACCGGCGAAGAGAAGTCCGGCGAATGCCCCAAATGCGGCGGCAGCGGCGGCCTGAAGGAAGTCGTAAGCGGCGACATGGTAGAGCGCGCGCGGCTGCAAGTGGAGACGCGCAAATGGTACCTGTCGAAGCTGGCGCCGAAGCGGTATGGCGAGCGGCCGGACAGCGACACCAGAGACGACCGTCTCGATGAGATTTTAGACATTGCAAGGGCCGGCCCCCCAAAAAAGAAAAAGTGAGCGTGAACCGAAACTGCTGCCCTTCGGAGAGAAGGCGCACGAGTTCGTTTTCCGCGACCCCGCCAAAGACAAGCGCATCACGATCCTGGAAGGGTCGGTTAGATCTTCGAAGACCTGGCAGTTGATCGTAAAAATCGTACTGCTGTGCAAGTACAGGGTCTCAGGGCAGCGCATCATCGTCGGGGTTTCGAAGGAAGTCATCAAGGCGAACCTGCTCAACGATCTGTTCGAGATCGTAGGCGAAAAGAACTACGACTACAACTCGCAATCCGGTGAGTTGCGGCTTTTTGATACGCATTGGCGAGTCATCGGGGCCAACGATGAAGGTTCCGAGCGCAGACTCCGCGGCGCCACCGTCGGGATTGCGATCACGGACGAATTGACGAAGCTGCCCCGCTCGTTCCTACTGATGCTGTTCAGCCGGTTGAGCCCGCCGGGCGCGCGCTGGTACGCGAGCACGAATCCCGATAGCCCGTACCACTACGTAAAGGCCGACATTATCGATGATCCGGCCAAGGCGAAGTACCTGGAAATTATCCACTTCGAACTCGATGACAATCCGAATCTCACTGAGGAATTCAAAGAGTTTGTGCGGGCTTCGTATGTCGGTGTCTGGCACCAGCGGTTCGTTCTCGGGCTCTGGGTTGTCGCGGAAGGCGCGATCTATCGCGACGCCTTCACGGACGCGACGATTTACGACGATGACTCCCGGCCGGTCGGGTTGCTGAGCCGCGGCGGGCATGTGGAGCGCTGGATACCAATCGACGTCGGGACGGTGAACGCATTCGCGGCTTTGGACGCCTACGACGACGGCGAGACGATTTGGATTGAGCGCGAGCTTTATTGGGACAGCCGCAAGGAAGCGCGGCAGAAAACGAACGGCGAATACGCCGACATGCTCATCAAGGGGCATGGCGAAGCATGGCCGGCGCTCAGCGCGGATTCTCGAGAATGGCCGGGCGCGATCGTAGATCCGAGCGCGGCCAGTTTCAAGCTGGAATTGGCGACGCGCGGCATGTACGTTAGCGACGGCGAGAACGACGTGCTTGAGGGGATTCGCAAGGTTTCCACGATGCTCTCCCGGCGCCGCTTGCGGGTGCACAAGCGCTGCGTAAACACGATTCGCGAGATGCAGACCTATAGTTGGGACTCGAAGAGATCGGACAAGGGCGTGGAGCAACCGATAAAAGCGCATGACCACGCCGCCGACGCGATTAGGTACCTGGTTTCTACGCGGATTGGCGACTGGCGACTGGCGGCATGACCTTCCCCTCCTTCGAGAGAATCGCGCGCCTCTACCAGACCCGCATGTCGCGGCTGTTCCAGGACCCGGCCATGCAGGCGCTACTCCTGAATCCAGGAATGCTCGAAAGTCAGGACCTACGCAACCGGATTTGGGAACTGGCGCGCGGCATGGCCAGCGAGGTCGCGAAGACGAACGCTACCAGTTGGCGCGCGGCGGCCATGAAGACGACCCGCGCTCGTGAAATCTACGCTGCCCTCCGGCGTGAGATTGGTACCACGGGTCTCGAGTCGGAGATCAACCGTATCGTGTCCCGTAACGCGCAGTTGATCTCCAGCCTACCTCGCGAAGTCGCCGGCCGCGTGACCGCGCGCGCCGCTGAACTGTTCCAGAGCGGTGCCCGGGCCGCCGAGGTCGAGAAGTTCATCCGCGAGCAGGGCGCGGAAGTGGCGAAGAGCCGGATTCGGCTGATCGCGCGCACGGAAATCAGCCGGGCCGAGACGCAGTTGACGCAGTTTCGCAGCGAGCGCATCGGAATCAGCCACTATCAGTGGCAAACGGCTGAGGATGGCCGCGTGCGAGCTTCGCACCGGAAGATGAACGGTGTATTGGTGCCGTGGGGCGACCCTCCGGCACCGGAGCAGTTGATCGGAGAGAAGAGCGGCCTCGGGCATTACGATCCGGGTTGCGCACCGAATTGCCGTTGCGTTGCTCTGCCCCTGGCTGATTTGGCTGAAGTACAGTGGCCGGCACGGACCTACGCCTCAGGAGAAATTACGCGGCTCAGTCGTCATGAGTTTCAGCGCCGTTTTGCTGCGAGGGTTGCGGCATGATGTGGCCCCATCTCTTTCCTTTCATCACCGGGGGCTCATAAGGCCGCCCTGCAACGTCTTTAGGGGCGCTTTGACCGGCTGAATAGCAGGTTTGCGCTTAGTCGCTACCTGAGCACAGTAAGTTGCTCGGATATCTTTTGTTCTGCGTTCCTTTCGAGACAGGCGATTACTCATTTAGGCTTCGGCTTTCGGAAAGCCCTCTTTAGCTATGCGCAAGAGTTCTTCGCGGGGTATCAATACGCGGCGACCGTACTGGACGTGTTTGATCCTTCCGGCCAGAATGTCGCGCGTGAAGGTGTGCTGCGAAATCCCGGTCAATTCTTCAGCCTCTTTTTTGCTGTAAAGCAGTTTTTCCATATCTCAATTATCCAGTATTTGTAGGTATACACAAGCGATTTATGACTAACCGCGAAAAAGCCCTCTTGAAACTGCTGCGCATGCTGGCGCAGAGCGGCCCCGAATTCGATGAGATCGGCGTCGAAGACTGGGCCAATCTGAAGATGTACGGGACGTACATGCGCAATCGCGGCATGAAGGCGAAGGACATCATGGTCTTCAGTAGTTATGAGCCGGGACAAATGTGGGTGCGCTTCAAGGAAGATCGCGACCCCGGAGTCATTGGGCTTGTCGGAATGGTGAATTCGCCAGCGGGTGGCGTATGAACCCAATCGAAGCCGAAAAGATCTGTCGCAATTGCGAATTCTGGGATGGCGGCGGAGAAAAAGCAGCCAAGGTAGCCGAGACCGGAGATTGTCTTAATAGCCGCAGTCCCCGGTTTACCACAACCCATGACTTTACGTGTGACGCGTTCTTAGCGTCCTCAACCACGAATCAAGAAAACAGCTAGCACCCCTCGTGAGCTATTCGAACACACGCGCCCGTCTCGGAACGGGCTCCAGCAACCTTGCGGAATCGGCGGAATACCCGCTGGTTCGCATCAGCAATAACTACATGCTGCTGCTGTCCCTGTACCGGGGAAGCTGGATATCTCGCAAGGTGGTCGACGTTCTCGCGGAAGACATGCTGAAGCACATGCCCCGGCTGAACTGCGAAATGCCTCCCGAGGCGATCGACAAGTTTGACCGCGTGGTAAAGCGGACGGCAACGCAGGGGAAATTGCTCGAAGCACTGAAGTGGGGCCGCTTGTTCGGCGGCGCCGTCGCGCTGATGGTGATTGACGGCGTGGAGGACCTGTCCGCGCCACTGGATTTCGATGAGATCCTGCCTGGCAAGTACCGCGGCCTGATCGTGCTGGACCGCTGGAGCGGCGTGTACCCCGATTCGCAACTGGTGACGGACATCAACAAC